TTCCATCCCGGATGAGACTTTTTCAGTCTATCATAGACCTCACCAATTTCACCAGATGCAGGACAGGTACTTGGATCTGACCAATCTCTATCCCAATCAGGATTATTGTTTTTCCATTGATCCCAATCGTGAACACTCATAGAGACTTCTTTTTGTTCGCCGGTTACTTTATTATAAACTGGATATGTAGCCAAATTCATTCCTCCATAGTATGTAAGGATATTTATTCAATAGTGATGGAAGGCGCATCATTACATTCAGAACATCCTTCACGAGTCCAACCAAGTGCTTCAGATACTGCAGGGAACTGACAAGTAAAGATACAGCGAACAAGTTCTGCAATCTCCATATGTTCCTTTTGTGTGCCGTGAGCAGAACGCAAATCAACGTAATGAATCCACGACCTTACAGAACCAGTCATATAGAGTCTTGTGGGCGTCGCCAAGGGCAGTACGAACCTTGCACACTCCTTTGCCACTCCCTTCTCCAGAAGGCGATTGTAGAGGCGTAGACCCTGCTCAAAATGAACGCGGATGTCCTCTGTCAGAGTCAGTTTCAGATAATCAGGAATGTCGTCGATACTGTTCTGACGATTCTTTGTATCTTGTCTACGAAGTTCAGGAAGAGGAATAGTTTTGTTTAGAAGATTTGTATCAGCATACCGTTGCGAAAATTCCTGATATGTGAACGAACGATGGCGAAGGATTTGAGCTGCCAGTCCACGAGTAGTATTAATTTCAACAGTCATACTGGCTTGTTCGAAGATACTCCAGTGCTGATGCTGAATACAATACTTAAGTAGTCCAGAGAACTTTTCATTCTCCTGATTTGCAGGATTACTTACGCGAGCACAATATGCCATGTGCTTTTCTGCGTCAGGAGTAACACTAATGAGTTTTACTTCTGGTTTCATAAACTCAAAGTCATCGTACATTGTATTCATCTTCCTCGTCATAAAATACTTCGTCGTAATCAGTTAAAAAAGTTTTAATCTCCTCATAGGCAGGATCTTTAACCTCAGCTTCAGTCTCAGGTTCAATCTCTACCTTTAAACATTCTACCAGAGACTCAAGGTTTCTGACAATTAGCTTAAGCTTTTCTCTATCCATTTTTATCAACCTCGACAAAGGTATTATAGACAAAAAAAAGAGGAGTGTCAAGCACTCCTCTAAATCATTTTGCTGCCACCAGAGTAGCAAGAGATGCCTTACGACGCCTCTCTTCTTTTTGCTTCTGCTCTTTAATGAGTTGAAGTACATTGAGTTTTTTCATCACTTGTGTCCCTCCTTTACGAACTTAACACCACGATAGGTTTCGTTGTATTGTTGAGGTTGTTGCATCATCTGCTGTTGATACTCAAGGCGCTTTTGAGTATCATATTCAACTCCTCTGTAAATAATTTTTGCCATTGAATTTCTCCTAAAGAAATGAGAGTTTTAATTCCCGTTCCTTTGGGCGGCGTTTCCGTTCGCTATTCGGAAATAGCGAATGAACGATAATGCGTTCCGCGTCGTCCTACTTGCGTCGCATAATGCGATGAACGTAAGGTCATTATAGACCTGTTAGTATAGTTATGCAAAAACTTTTGTAACTTTTGTTACACTTTAATCTCTTTGTCTCCAATCCTCTGGTTTATCTCCGGTGAAAAAATCAATAATATCATCAGCACCATTGAATCTTGTTCTGTGATTAGATGGATCAGGGTCACCCAAATCCAATGCATTCATAAAATCATCAAGTCCACCTTCCTGCATATCAGGATTAGATGCTCGGCGTCTTGCTTGTCTTAAAAGTGTTGCGGCAGAACGATTTGCTTTTGCAAGTTTCTCTGCCCAAATCATATCACTTAATTCTACAGGTTCTGCCTTCACAATACTTTCACAGATTGCTTCAAGACGTAGACGATATTGTGTAGAGAGCATATACTTCTCCGGATATAGTGTATTTATTTTATCGCTCAATATAACTTAAAGTATGAGTTTGAGCAAAAAGTTGTTCAATAATCATATCGCAACCAATTTTAGGATTACAATCTCCACAGGTATAAACATCCACTGCTGCTTTACCTTCTTCTGGCCATGTATGAATGCTGATATGACTTTCAGACAATAAACAAATTACAGTGACTCCCTGCGGATCAAACTTTTTTGAAATTGTTTGAATCACAGTAGCGCCACTTGCAACTGCTGCGTTTTCTAGTAAGTCTATAAGACAACGCTCGTCGTCCAAAAGGACAAACGAGCATCCATACAAGTTAAGTAGATAATGCTTTCCCATTTTACAGTGGATTTTCCTCCGCTTCCTTTACCAATGAACTCACAATCTCTTCAGTACCGTCCATTGTTTTAATAGCGAACAGAGATGACTTTTGATATTTTTTAATTTTTTTGTACTGCTTAATCACATGATCAATATTATCCAAATCAATTGTAATTTTTGCGTCTTTACCAACTCTATTTTCGCCGGGAGACCCACCAAATCCTGCACTCATTTTCTCTTCTTTTTCTCAGGTTGTTTATAACCCCAAAGTTTGGGATTCACTCTTCCATATCCAAAATCAATTTTTTGTACTGAACCTGGACCATATTTATCATAGTACATGTCAAAAAGATTTACTCGCTTTGAGCAACGAGTTAGGTCAATATGTTCTTCTTCATCTACAACATACCAAATTAAATATGCATCACTTGGAAATGAAGAATCTTTTGCTTTTTCTAAAGTAGTTTTTTCTAAAAGAATTTCGCACCCATACTCATGTGGCAGAACTCTATTAATTTTAGTTTTGTTTTCTGCCATTTTCTTTTTTTCTCCTACTGCTGCACTCATGAACGATTGCCCCATTGAATATCAGGATATGCTTCCTTGACGTTTTCATGAGTTATTTTGTATTTAGTTTGGAGTTTTTTGTCTTTTGTAAGAACCAACACCTCTGCTTCTTTGGGGTGAAGTCCTTCCAAAATATTGATAAACATAGTTTCTCTTCGCAAAGAACTTAATCCATCATTACCACCTTTTACAAAATTATAAAACATATGGTATTCCTTTCGAATAGAAGATCTACCTTGATCCATAGATCCTAAAGAATTACTTTTAAGTTCACCCATCTTTGATACTGCATCTTCTATTTTTTCACTCAAAGTTCCACTATAAGAAGTCTGTTCGCCAGCACTTGCGTATGGAACGTCACCTTCAGGGAGTAGAGAAATTATAGATTCATCAAAATTCCAGATTAAAACCGTTTTGAGTGAATCATGTTCATATGATTTAAGAATTTCCACTTTTTTTGCATTTGATCTTTGCTTTGATGCTAGTTCTAGAATCTCAAATACAAAAGGGTTTGTTGGAAGAGTCTCAATTTGGTTTTCAGTCTTTGTCCTCTTCGTCTTCGTCGTAGTCATAATCGTAATCGTTTTCAAATCGTACAGATACTATTTCGTCAGGTATCACCTGTCCATTTTCGTCAAAAAACTCTGGATGCAAATATGGAGGTCTTGATTCCAACAAATGTCTGTAGGTTAACCATCCAATTATACCTCCTACCATAAAAAAAAGCAATATGAACATCGTAACAAATGTTATTACATATGCTGTTTCCATTTTCCTTCTCCAGAGAGTTTATTTTTTCCTAATATCAAAATGAAATTCTATAAAGAAATGAAACTCTCTACGAAAGAGAGAAATCATTTTACCAAACTTCACTTGAAAAGTCTTTGGTTTTTCTGATTTCTTCCTCCTATTCCTAAGTAATAACTCAACACCTCTATTAATTTGAGGTTCTGATTTATTTAGTTTGCTTCTTTCTTCTTCCTGGCCTTTTGTCATGACTATATCTCCAGGCATCCTCAAGAATACCGTGTAGGTAATTTCTTATTTTTCTTGCTTGTGGTTTTGGAATATGACCATATCCCTCACGAAGTTGTTTATGAATTTCATCTGATCCACCCTCAAGATAATCGTCTAAATCCATTACAAGATTACTAATTTCGTTTGCAGTACAACTTTCAATAAACTGTTCTACTTCAACTTTTTTAGTTCCACGAACTTTTAAATAATCATAAAACTTCAAAACAAATTGTCCATTAAAGGCATAGTCAATTGCCTTTTCTACATCGCTGTAAACTTCGTGAAGATTATTATTCATTAAACTAAATTTTGCTCCTTTAGATATTGAACAGTATCTGTACATCCACCAATGTGTTTATCATTTACAATCACTTGAGGGAAGGTAGAACCTTCTCCAAACTCAGCATAAAACTCATCGCGAGTAAAATCCATATTCAATTTGTAGACTACATGTTGTAGTTGTGCCAACTCTAACACCTGTTGAACTTTTGTGCAATATGGGCAACCGTTCTTTGAATAAACTGTAAACTTCATAATTCTTATAAAACTGAAAGTTATTTAGCGTTAAATGGAACTCCTTGTCCCTCTGGAAGACTAATTTGTGGTAATGGTTTACCTGGACCATTCATTCCTTTTGGAAATTCTGGTTCATAAGAACTTCCAACACCACCAACAATCCCACTGGTAGGAAGTGCTTTTGGAATTTCTATATCAACAATAGGACCCATTAAAAATTTATTTTTTGTAATGGTTCTATTCTGAGGATCGAACGAAATCATCATTAAAGCATCTTCTTCTTCACCACAATCAGCAATCTTTCTACCTGTTTTGGTTTCAATTACTGAGAAATATTCTTCATTGTACTTTTTCATTTTTAGAAGTCTTTTGATTATTATAGGTCTTTACTGGTGGTCTGTAAATGTTTGGCCATGTATCTCTAATAATCTCTGCCAGTTTATATGGTGTTTCTGATGTAATCATTTCAAGATCTATTGGGAACATAATCCATATCTTCAAGGAGCGTGTCTAACATTTCTCCGTATTCTTTGAATCTTTTGTCTCCAGCAACAAAACATCTTTGACGCATCCAAAGAGCATCCGCAAGAAGTTTAATTTGGTCTTCTGAAAGCGATAAGGTTTTCATAGTTTTAAGTCAACTTTTTTATGTATAAATGTCTCAATATCTAATATTTTTTCTTGGGCGATATGCATAAAGATTAGTTGGTTTTGGCGGTGCCATCCATTCTTCTATTATATCAAATTTATTCTCACAATAAAAGTCCTGTTGAACATACCACAATTTCCAGTGTTCATGTCCCTTAGATTGATTACAAGATTTACAGCAACATACTACATTTCTTGTAATATCTAAACCACCTTTTGATTGTGGTATAACATGGTCCAAAGTCAAATCTTCTTCTGAACCACAATAAGCACATTTATGATCCCAACTTTCTTTTATTTGTTTTCTCCATAATCGTTTTGCTTCTGATTGACTTGTTGCGTGTAGATTGAACAAGTATTCTTGAGGCGACTGGAGAATATTCATAAGTACTTGCGACTTATGAATATTTATTTCTCATAAATCTTGGGTAATGGACATTATAAACATAAAGAAACCGAAGATTATGAAGAATGTGAGAATGAGTAACATAAGTTAAAAATACATCATTGAAAGAGTGAATAAAACAAACACAAGAACTGTGAATATCATCATACCTACTCCTGCCCAGATTACCCAGGTAGGCATAGGTTCGTGTTGAGGATTATGAGACATATTATTGGTGCTTTTGTAGGTATTTAATCATTTCTTCTAATACACCAGAATTTTCACCAATATATCCCATAGTTCTATTGCAAATATTACAAAGTAATCCACGAACCTTTCCCGTCTTATGGTCGTGGTCTACATAAAAAACATCAACTCCACCACCTCTACCAGATTTCCTACCTTTCGGGTCAATACTTTCACAAATAGCACAACGATGATTTTGTTGTTCTAACAAAGTATTATATTCTTGAATACCAATACCATATACTCTTTTTAGATTTTCATCTCTCTTTTTTATGGGGTCATATTTTTCTTGCTGTTTCTTTACATAACAAGATTTACATTTACCGTGATATCCATAGGGTTCTCCATTTCTTATAGTTTGATAAAACTCGGAAAGTGGTTTTGTTTGATTACAGATGTTGCAAGTTCTCATAGTTCTTTTAGTTGATTAAAGTTATTATAACATAACTTCAACTATTTATCAATAAAAAAAGAGACCCCATAAAGAGGTCTCCAATTTATAATTTTATCAACCGATTGAAGGTGCAGTTAGAGCAACAGGAGTTGCTTCAACGGCTGCCAAATCCAAAGGATAGTTATGTGCATTTCTCTCGTGGACCACTTCAAACCCAAGATTTGCTCGGTTCAGAATATCGGCCCAGGTAGGAACAACGTGACCTTGATGGTCAAGAATACTCTGGTTAAAATTCAGTCCATTGAGGTTAAAAGCCATCGTGGAAACACCAAGAGCGGTGAACCAGATACCAACTACAGGCCAAGCAGCAAGGAAGAAGTGAAGTGAACGAGAGTTGTTAAAAGAAGCATACTGAAAGATAAGGCGACCGAAATAACCGTGTGCAGCAACAATGTTGTAGGTCTCTTCTTCTTGACCGAACTTGTAACCGTAGTTCTGCGACTCATTCTCAGTGGTTTCACGAACCAGCGAGGAAGTAACCAGAGAACCGTGCATAGCACTGAACAGAGAACCACCGAAGACACCAGCAACTCCAAGCATATGGAAGGGGTGCATCAGGATGTTGTGCTCTGCCTGGAACACAAGCATATAGTTGAACGTACCAGAAATACCCAGAGGCATCGCATCAGAGAAAGAACCTTGACCGAAAGGATAGACCAGGAATACCGCAGATGCAGCAGCAACAGGTGCGCTATAAGCAACCATAATCCAAGGACGCATACCTAGACGGTAAGAGAGTTCCCATTCACGACCCATATAGCAGTAGATACCGATGAGGAAGTGGAAGACAACTAGTTGGAAAGGACCACCGTTGTAAAGCCACTCATCTAGGGAAGCGGCTTCCCAGATGGGATAGAAGTGCAGTCCAATAGCATTGGACGATGGAACAACGGCACCAGAGATGATATTGTTTCCGTACATTAGAGAACCAGCAACTGGTTCACGAATGCCATCAATATCGACCGGTGGGGCTCCGATAAATGCGATGATGAAACAAGTAGCAGCAGCAAGCAGCGTTGGAATCATCAGAACACCGAACCAACCAACATAAAGACGGTTATCGGTTGAAGTTACCCACTGGCAAAATTGTTCCCAGAGGTTTTCGCCAGAACGGCGTGAAGCGATTGAAGCAGTCATATTTGAAAAAGGGTTAAGTAAGAGTTCGTGGGGACGAACAGGGTTCAATATTTCTTCTCACCCCTAGAGAAGATATGAGAGACGTAATTTATACACCCATAGGTCTCGGTTAACGGGTGTTCAACAATGTTAAGAGTTATGAGAGACTCGTAACATTTGTTTACCTATTTATCATAGCATCGTCAGGAAATGCTGTCAATAGGTCCAATTGCCTAGGTGGAACAGTATAAATAGGAACCGTTTTTCCTAAATATCATTGTATCATATGGGGCGGTGCAGTGTCAAAGTCTGCAAACAAAGGTAAGAAGGGTTCTGCTGGTGGCAAGCAATCCAAGCAAAATCAAGGTAATGCGACTGCGAAAAAAGCAAAGAATGGCGGTAAGAAGAAGTGATATATGCCAAGAGAATGGAATACTCCCAAGCGTGAGCGATGGAACGCACCAATACATAATATCCTTAAAGCAATAGACAATCATACTCAAGAGTATTTTAAGAGTGGTGATAAATGGCATCTAGAAAAAGCAGATATGTTAAGAAAATATCTTCATGAACTTAAAACTTGGATACATAAACAAGAAGGAAGATGAAAAAATTATTCTTGATTGGATTATTAATTATTAGATTAATTACCAATGATGGAGTATTTTTAAATGCAAGAAGAATCCCCCCAAGAAAACAATTCCCAGAAATCTTCAGGTTCATCAGAAGACCAGCAAAAAGAGGTAGGAAAAAAGCACGGTTCATTATTGAATAAACTGATCTTTATCATTTGCTGTGCTGTAATTGTATTTGTTGGTGTGAATTTTATTTCATGCAATTTCATGCTTCCAGGTTCTATGAACCAAGCAAATGTAAAAGGAGATCTGAAAAATCCCCCTCCTTTAGATTGCAAAGAATCTGAAAGAAGAGGGTATGAAACTTTATTGACTATTCTTACTACAGTAATTGCATTAAGAACAAGAGTAGAAGATAGCGAATGAGAAAAACTATCAAGGACAATATGTGTATGATTGCTATTGTTAGGATTGCAGTATTAATTTGGTCTGCTGGTATGCTCACTCTTGGTTATATGGGAGTGATGAATAAGATGGATCCTACTTTTGTAGCAGCAGTATTCACATCCACCTTATCCACTTTTGGTATTGATGCTCAAAGAAAAAAAGACGAAGAATTAGAGACCCGCCTTAATAAATCTATAAACAGTAACACCAGCAGATCCCACAGTAGCAATAAGAGCACCTAAACTACTAAAAAACTTCTGCACTGTTTCATCGAGTGGTTTTCTTTCTACATGAAATAAATCTCTGTTTTCATATATCCAGTCCCACATAGGCAATCTCATATCATCTGGGACTACTGGTTCAATCCAAGAACTTGTTTCATTCTCTCTATCACCTACCAGAATACCTCTAGAGTTATAAGTTCTAATTCTTTGAATATTATATTCACCAGAATAATCAACTGTCTTGTTAGCAATCTCATCAGCAATCCAAAAAGTTACATCTGCCTGAACTCTCTCAAAATGAGTTCTCATAAAAGTAATATCTAATTCAGCATCACCATTAGAAGGTCTATACGGGTGAGTAACACCGTTTACACAAACCTGAAGTTTGCCTGGGTGCAATTTATTTTTAGTGGGAAACTCTTTACAAATAATTGGTTTTTGCATCAACCAATCAGTTTTAGTAAGAACAAAATAAGGTGCTCCAAACATTAATGTAATGGGAACACCCCAAGCAAGTATTCTTTTTCTATGATTGTTTATTATTTCTTTTGTTGCTTCGCCTAGGTCTTTTGTCTTCGCAGCATGGATTACTAAAAGATTACGAAATGATTGTAGTCGTCTACGAAATCCCAATTCATACTCTGACGACTCTGCGACAAGTATCATCTTGTCCAGCTTCTGAAGTAAGACCACATGATCTGTATTATTACAGGTTTCCTGTGGCATTTATTTGACAGTATTGGATACCACTATTTATTGATTGTAACAGATTATGAAGACCAAAGTTTACCTTCAGCAATACGTCTTCTAAGTAATCCTGCTTCTACATTAGATCCAGGATTGCGATACAACTTCAAGGTTTCTGGGATTGCTCTCCAATTTTTTTGACTAAGATTGCGCGAAATAGTATTGAACCCGATACTATTATAGAAGCCAGAACCGAGATTATAAGCGAAGGATAGAAGTGCTCCACGTTGATTGTCATTCATTTCACTCCAATAAGGTATTTTTTGTAAGGTAGAAAGAAACCTCTGCTCAAGATCAAAAAGTAACAATTTATCTGCATATTCTTGAGTAATCTTCCTCCCAATTTTAAATGGTTGCCCATTAAAATCTTTAGTGCTACCCCAACCTATTGTAATAGGAAGTCCACCTGTTAATGGATCGGGATAGGAATTCAAATGACATCCCTCAAATTCTTGGATTAAATCAATACCACATTGAGGGATTTTTGATTGCGGTATTGATTCTACTTTTTTACATCAAAAATTCTACCCCAACCATCTTTTCCACTAGGACACCATCTACGAGTAAGTTCACTACGCTTATATACTGCACCCTTACCATTAGTTACTGCACCAGTATAACCATCGTTGAGTGATCCATAAGGATCATTTACGACATAATCTCCACTAGGAGTTTTACCAATCACAACTACCATGTGTCCTCCCGTGGGGTTAGATAAAGGACCCCGATGAAGAATACCAATAACAACAGGTCTACCAGCGGCAAGCTCTCTATCAAGATCAGCAAAAGTAAGGCTGTAGGAAAAACTGGATTTAATACCATATGTTGCAAGAACCTTGGTCTGAACCAAGTGGTCAGTTGTGTCACCGATTGAGAAAACTTTTTGTACATAGGCGTCATCGCCTTTAGGTCCTTTTAGTGTACCAGGTTTGAAATACTCAAGACACATTGCACAAGCAGAAGAGTTGCAAGTTCTATTTGCATCTCTATAGTTATCTGTTTGTGGATAGAAAGGAACAGGTAAAATTGATGATTGGGGGTTATCTTCTTTAGTTCTATAAATCCTTACCCAGTTTGCATTATCTTGTAGCAAATCTTGTGCTTTAAGTTGCAGATCTTTTTCAAGTTGTTCAACAGCAGCAACATGCTTTGGATTTTTTTCGTCGTAGTGCTTGAAAAAATTATGGAGATCTATAAGCATTATTGTATCCAAACCCTGCACTGTATTTATGAAAAAAGGAGGGTTTTATCCCTCCTTCAATCAAGCAGCAACTGTTTCGCGTACTGTAGACTTCACATAATCAAGAACCACTTCTGGAGTAGTCTCCTCGTAAGGGTCGGTGTCTGCATTGTCTCGCTGACCTGCCTCAACGAATAGTTTTTCGATGATTCCGTTATCCACGACCATAGCATAACGCCAAGAGCGATCACCGAAACCAAGGTTAGACTTATTGACGAGCATACCCATAGAACGTGTGAAATATGCATTGCCGTCTGGAATGAGTTTTACATTCTTGATGTTCTGATCTTGTTGCCAAGCATTCATTACAAACCCATCATTAACAGAGATGCAGTAAATAGCGTCGATGCCACTACCAATAAAGTCGTCGTATCTCTCTTCGAATCCAGGAAGCTGATAGGCACTGCAAGTAGGAGTGAAAGCACCAGGCAGACTAAACAAGACCACACGCTTTCCATCGAAGAGTTCTGAAGTAGTACGAGTTACAAATTCTCCATTCTGACGAAATACAAATTGCACCTGGGGAACTTCATATTGTTCTTTACGCATTTTAACCTCCATAATATTTTTCTTTTTCTTAAAAATATTAAACATCAATTCACCAAATGCCCGGAATAATCTGTCCGGTGAGGGCATAGGAACCCATTGCGGCAACAATACCAATCATTGCTGCCCAACCATTAATACGTTCTGCGCGTTCGTTCATTGTTTTTCTCCTTTAGTTTACTTTAGAATAGATAGATGTTTCACCATAATCACGGTGAATTTTGTAACCAACAACTGCACCCTTAGTATTCATAAGTGCAGGCATAAAGACAATTGTGAAGAATACTGCTGGTGCTCCAATAAAGAGAGCAGCAACAATCACATAATAAGTCAGCAATTCAACTAGAGAGTGTTCCATTATAAGGGTGTTGTTGTTTGAGTTCAGGATTTGGTTGTGAAGGAACAACTGGATTCCTTGATTTGTTTTTAATTACGATAAAAGCATCGTTTTGATAAGACACTGTTCCAAAAGGTTTTGCCCATTTTGGGTTTGCGTTTGGACTAGTAGCAGTTCCTGTGACTGCTACGCCACCAATTTCAACTGAGATGTCATCGTCTTTATCCCATCCAAGTTCTTGTAGAGCAATAGCAAATTGTCCCAACATTCCAGGATTGCTCATAACGCTCTCCTCTGGTTCAAGGTTACCAATCACAGATTCTCTTCCTGTTCAGTGAGAATCACACAATCACTTGTGGGATAAGCAACGCAAGTGAGAACCCAACCTTCTGCTTGTTGATCGTCATCAAGGAACGATTGTTCTTCGTTGTCAACGGTACCAGAGATGAGTTTTCCAGCACATGCAGAACAAGCGCCTGCCTTACACGATGAAGGAAGGTCAACGCCTGCCTCTTCTGCTGCTTCGAGAATGTATTGGTCATCAGCACATTCGATAGTGGTTTCAGTTCCATCAGGAGATTGGAGAGTGACATTAAAAACGGTCATTAGTAAGTCTCACAAAGTTTTTCTACAGATGCTGCCAACAAAACGAAGAAGGCAACTGAGGTCATTGTAAACAAGAGTGAAGTCATTGTCAACCCTCAGAAGACCCCGAAAAAGAGTTTGCCAGTGAAAGCATAAGAAATAAGACCAGCAATAAACCCGACCATTGCAGTGCGTCCATTCATTTTCTCCGCCTTCTCGGCATAAGGTTCGATGCCATAGCGATCAAGGTCTTCCTTGGTCATATACATCGATGGTTCTTTAGCAAACATATTCATTTGCCCGAACTCATTTTTAGTTACAGTCATTTTCGTTTTATTACGAATTGTTACACAATTATATAGGAAAAAGAAAAGGGTGTCAAGCACCCCTTGTAGTCATTTATACCTAATTTTATCAGAATTTACTGACCAATGCGGTTTACAGCAAGTCTTGATCGGTTCAGAATAGAACCAGACAGAGGAACATATCCTAGATCATCGGCAAGTGATTGTGCCTTGGTGCTCAGTGCATAGTTTAGTGCTTTGCGAATAGCATCAGTATTTGCACCATTACCAGTCTTATATGCAAGAACCCAAGTCAGAGTTGAAATTGGATATGCAGTTGCACCAGCAGGATTTGGATTTTCACCTGCAAGGTTTGCATCCAGTTTGATACCGTTCAATGCAGCAGAACCAGAAGCAGCGGTGGGAAGAACAAACTTGCCTGCCTTATTTTGAATTGCTGCTGCTTGGAGTTTGTTTGCTTTTACAAATCCAGTGTTCACATAACCAATAGAACCTGGAGTTTGTCGGATACTACCAGCAACACCCTCATTACCTTTAGCACCAATACCAGTAGGCCACTTTACAGACTTACCTACACCCGCATTCCATCCACCAAAAGCATCTAGAGAATTAGTGAATGCATAGGTAGTTCCAGAACCATCTGCACGATATACAGTACGAATAGGACCAGCAGCACATCCAAGTGCTTTCCAATCCTTAATGCGACCAGCAAAAATATCTACAGTTTGCTTCTGGGTCAGTTTCAAAGTGCATCCAGGTTTGTTATAAGCAATAGCAATCGTTCCACCCACCATAGGAATTTGAACGACACCACGCTTCACTTTGGCGGCGTCTGCTGAACTGATTGGTTCGTCGCTTGCTCCAAAGTTAACTGTGCCCGCAATAAATTGACGAACACCAGCACCAGAACCAACGGACTGATAATTAACCCTATTCCCAGTAGTTCGTGCATAATCTTGGAACCATCGTTGATAAATTGGAGCAGGGAAAGTAGCACCCGCACCATTAATAGTAGGTCCAGCAAGAGCAGCAACAGGAACAGCAACTAGACCAGCAGCAAAAATATGTTTCAGTTTCATAAAAAGTCTTTAGAAGTGAATTAACTTCGTAAATAATAATACTGGAAGACAATCTTAAAGTCCACTAAGGTTTGGTTAAGGTTTTCATTACCTAACAAAAAAGGTCACCCCTTTTGGAGTGACCTAACTAAACTTATGAGTGAATTATCAGAACTTGAAGGTAGTTTGAATTACGCCACCCCAGTTAGAGGAGTTGCCAGCAAGGCGCTGATTGTCGCTACCATAGATGATAGCAGGAGTGATGCTGATGTTATCAGATACTTGATACTTGTAGAAGATTTCAAGCATAGTTGCCTTTTCAAGATCTTCTCCAGTGGGTGCTTGACCGATAGCAACACCAGCAGAGTTACCATCAACAAACACATCATCCCAAGTCAAACCAGCAAACCATGATTGACTGTTGGTAGCATCACTAGGAGTACCACTTACAGTATTCCAACCATAACCACCAGAGATAGAGGGAACCCAACCAGATTGAGTAGGTTGCCAATATGCGTTGATGGCATAACCGTTAGAGGTTTGACCAGGAACCAGAGTACCAGAAGCACCATTCAGACCATTATAGGTACGAACACGAGTGCCTTCAGTACCATAACGATAACCGAATGCAGCACCCCAGTTATCACCACGATAACCAACTTGTGCCAAGGTATTAAGAGCACCAGACTTGTCAAACTCACCAGTAGAACTATCGGCACCATTTTGTGCCACATAGTTTACACCAGCTACAAGACCTTTTTTGCCGTACTGAACACCGAAACCAGAACCAGTTGCCTTGTTATACACACCAGGAGCACCTGCTACTTGGAAGAAGTCAAGAATGTTCGACTTGTAAGCAGTAGGAATCCAGGCCATCTCAGTATTGCGAACCAGAGCACCAGCAGTCAGGGTTGCTTTGTTATTAAAAGCAGGGAACTGATAGAACAGGCGATCAATAACTACATTGTTACCAACTTCACTGGAAGTATCATCTGCTTTATCCAGTTTGAAGATTGAAGAACTGGAACCAAAAGGATTGCTACTAAAGTTAGCAGAACGAAGACGAGTGCGAAGCAGATCTTGACCAGTGAACGAAGTATCCAGATTCAGACGCAGATCATAGTTGAATGCGGTACGAGTTGAATCACCACCTTTGGTCTGATAGTCATCAACACCACCGAGAACAAAGTTTGCTTCACCACGCAGTTTGGTTGTAGTGGAGAACTGTTGTGCTTCAAGAGTAGTAACTTGTGCTTCCAGTTTATCTACACGACCACGAAGAACAGCAAGTTCTTGTGCGAATTCTGCTTGAAGGCGCTTCAGTTCATCAGTAACTTCGGTCACACGATCAAGGCAAGCATTCAGAAGTGCTGCTGCCTCATAGCGAGTCATTGCACGACCACCACCAAAGGTTCCATTGGGATAACCAGCAACGCAACCATAACGCTCTACAAGGTTGCTGAGTGCCTGATATGCCCAATCGGTAGGACGAACATCAGAGAATTGAGTGACGCTTGTAACCTGATCTGAAGAATATTGGTTAACTCCATTCATATTAAGATCTGCCGCCATCGCAGCAGGAGCAACCATTCCCAGAGCAACAGGTGCAAGCATCAGTTGTTGAAAGAATTTCATAGATTTGTTTTTGTTTGTACTATAGGACAAAGATTAAGAATTACAACAGAATTCTTAAGTACTTATTTAGTGTACTGATTTTGTTCAAATTTGTCAAGTGGTTTGTTGGGCAGATGAATTTTCAGTTATTCTGCCCAAGAATGGATCATAATTCATATAATCCTTAATGTCAATGTTAGCACCATTTTGCTGCCAATACTGCGAGAGAGCATTATAATTTCCTCTATGAAAAGCGTCAATATGATCTGGATGAATGCTAGAACCCAATTCAATTCGGTAAAGCAAGAGAGGAATGGAGTAAGTATTACCTGAGTTATAAATCAAATCATCAGCAACAGGTCTTGGCTTAACACCATTATCAAGTTTATACTTATCACCTCGAACATGAAACTTCAAAAGTTTTTCTGCATGATGTCTTGTAATTAGATAACAAGCTGTAGAAAAATCATTTACAAACCTCTTATGAAGTTTTACGTGTATATCACCAGTACAAATAATTGCAATTTGAACTACATCCCAATCATAAGGAATATGTGCATAAAAATCAGACCAAGTAAAGTTCCAATACTTAACTAAATCCAGATTACAATCATCTTCCATAATAATTGCATATGAACTATCGCTTGTTTCATACCAATGTTTAATTGCTTTCAAATGAGAAGTAATACACCCAACCTCACCTGAGGTCATCATTTCAGGATAACGACCACTAATAATATCACTAAGGTCATCTTCTCTACCATCATATGCAGAGATGCGAGTATAATTCTCCATCTCCCAATATTTAAATTGGTCCTCCATATATTTTCTTCTTTCAGGTTGCCCATCAAGATTCAAATAATAAATTGGTCCAATATTTTTAAGTTTATACGTTGATTTATTTTTATCAAGTAAATCATTCATACTACTACCCAACCTGAACAATAAAGATCTTTAGTATCTTTGTCTGCATACGCAGGACCAAACCACTTTTGCGGTGCGATAACTTTTTTATTTGGATTACTAATCAACCATGACCCCCACCAACTCAAAGAACTATTAGCAATAATAGCATGAGAACACAATGACATTAAGCAAAGGTCAGCATATGGCGTATAAGATCCGTCTGGATATTTATCAACTGGTTCAGATACAAAAAATCTATCACTTTCAAAGAATTCCTGCTCCTTTACCCATTCAGGAGAATCTGAAAATACAATTACAGGATGATCATCATCAAAATAAGAAAGTGCCTTCTCATAATAATCAATTGATTGCACTGGATGTTGTTCAGAGCAATTTACATATGCCCACTTAAATCCGCGAGGATCAACCAAATTTGGATCTCCTCTGCGAACATGAAGCATGATTGGTTCCTGGCCTTGGAAATTTTTCATCATTTCTTTACAAGGTTCAAGATGCTCATCATGAAAAGTAAAATCCTTACAGATGTCATCTGAAATATGTTGAAAATATTTTTCAGATTGAAAAAATCCATGAAGACTTACATTATCTGGACAATTCTCAAAAAGTTCCTCATCAAAGTGAAAGAATCTTTCTTGAACATATCCAAAGTCATCTCTAAAATTTAAATTAAAATCTCCAACAGACTCCAATTTAAAACAATTATGTAGACTATAATTTTCAATACCACTTCTATGAAATGGTGGAATACACCAATCATAATTATGTTTAGCAGCAATCCCTCTTAGAGATGCATACTCAAACATTTGATTGCCAAGTCTACCAAGATTTCCAATCTGATTAAATGCTAACATATTTTTTAAGATAATCCTGTTTCAAATAATATTCTTTTAGTTGATTTTTATCCATAGTTTGAATTTTTTCCCACTCACTAATATTAGATTGCATGTAGGGATTATTAAACCAAGAGTTTTCTCCTCGCGAATGCTCTAAGTGATAAACAACATCATTGATTCTACCAACATTATACTCTAAAGTATTAAACCTGTAAAATCTTTCTTTATCTTCTGGAGCGTATGCTTTAAAATTTTCATTCTCCATCCCACCATCAATATAAACTTGACGGTTGAAAAACTGAACCCACCCAAAATCAGAGGTGCTACGTTCTGAATGTTTCTCAAGATAATCAAAGTCCATATTTTGTAAGAAATGAGAAACTACTTCATCAGTTACATAAACTTTCCTTTGATATAATCCTTGCCCATATGGATAAATTACATCATGCGTATGATGCAAAATAGACTGATATGCTTCGTGGTATGAATCTAAAGGAAGCAAAACATCACAATCATAGTTTACAACTATCTCTGACTTTGCTTCCACAATCATTTCATTCAAAACTTTCTGACGATGAAAGAGTGGTTCATCACTTTTCTCAAAGATATGATTTACATTAATTTCAACATCCAAAATATTTTTTAAAATTGGTAGAGCATCTTTCTGAAAAACAGACTCTACATCAACTTCTTTAATAAGAACATTCGTATCAAAATTTTCCAACAAAAACGCAGTTGTTGTAATTACATTCCTAAGTCTATCAGTAGACTCAATACGAATTGGAATAATAAAAGTTGCTTCCTTTAAATCAATTTTCATCTGGATATTTTCTATTGATGTAAAATTCTTTATGCTTATTTTGGACGTAGTGATACTCTGATCTATTAATCAACCAACTACCTTCTGGATGTTCTACCACTGCATCATATTGAGATGTTTGATGACTACTAATGCGATTGTCATGATCACGGTTTGCAACTAAGACATCAGAAATAATATGGGGAACTCCATTCTCCCAACGCATACGATGATAAAACTCAGTATCTAAAAGTAGTTTTAGATTCTCATCAAAGTGTTGCCTTGAGTTTCTCAAAAAAGAGACAACAGAAGGACTACTTAAAAGATTTCTACCTTCTAACATGTAGTCTGTCCACTGAGGAACTCTTTCATCATAAAATGTTTTACCATCTTTAGTTCCACAAAATCCACTAAAAGACCAGGAACACCCAGTCTTTTTATATTCCTGATCAAGAATTTCTAAAGCATTATCCACAACGAAGAGATCATCAGAAAACATCGTTTTAATAATCTCTCCCTCACACTCATCAAGGGCAATATTAATATTTTCGCAAGGAATATTTCCACTATACTTTACATATTTGAAATGAAAATCATTGGAGTATTCCTTACACGCATTTAAAATTTTATCATTTTTACTTTGATCCGAAACAACTATTTCCAAATCTTGAAACGTTTGAGTCTTAATAGAGTCAAGAAGTTCTCTCATCCATACTGGACCATTTTCTCCCCTATCATGCGCAGGAATTGCAATAGAAAATCTCATCAAATACGCTCCCAAGAATCAGGGACTAAATCGCGATCATCAAGATTCGCTTGAGGACCAAACCAAACCTTGGGAGCAATAATTTTTTTACTACCAGAGAGCCAAGCACCCCACCAACTAAAAGAACTATTTGCAATGATGTGATAACTGCACATTGTCATTAGACACATATCAACCAAATTATTATCAGATTCAGAGATAAGAAATCTATCTGGTTGAAAAATATCTTGCTTTTTACACCACTCAGCATCATCTGAAAAAATAAGAACTGGAATATCTTGAGGAAGTCTTTTCAGTGCTTCCTCATAGTATTCTATAGAGCAAAGTGGATGATAGTTCTGTTTTTGAACATAATCACTTCTACGAATATGTAAGGAAATTGCTTCATCAAAAGTAAACATCTCTTTACATGGATTCCAAATATCATCTACGAAGATAAAATCTTCACGAATCTGTTGTTCAATGTACTTAAAATACTTTTCGGTTTGAAAGAATCCATAAAGATTTACATTATCCCGACAAGTTTCAAATAGATCTTCATCAAAAGTAAAAGACTTTTCTTCAACATAAGTTGCACCAAGCATCTCAACATTCTTCACAGAAGGAAGTTTGAAGGATTCAAACAACTGATGGTCTTTATGCTCGTTACGAAAGTCACTTGGAGGAATACACCATTCATATCCATGCTTTTCTGCAATTCCTCTTAATGCAGCATATTGAAACATTTGATTACCAAGTCTACCATTACGACCCAAATGATTATAACCAATCATAATTACCTCAACGAATATCCTGAACAAAAAAATGAAATCCAAAAGTCTCAATATCATCATGATATGGAGATATATGCCTTTCTTTAGAAAACTTTGCGGCAACTTCTACTGGAGCAAATTTGCATCCTTGCTCTTCGTATATATGCCTATTATGAACACAGATGTTTCCATCTTCCGACGTTGATCCATATCCAAAATGCTTATAAAAATTGCCTTTATTCACATCCCAAGGAACTTGAACTTTGGTTGGAATATCAAGAAGTTTCTTACTCCTAAAACTAAATCCACCATTACCAACAGAAATATGTTCACCAAAAGGAGTTATGAATGATGCTTCTTCCCACCTCCACGGTGCTCCAATGTAGTCGTAGTTAAACCAATTGTCATCCCATTGCAATGGTCTAATAACATACCCATCTGGTTGAACAAGTAGACAATAATCAGTATCTATGTGTTTGGTGAGATTATAAATGCAGTAATAGTTATAATCATGAATTGATTCAATTTTATAGCATTTTGAGAACTCAATTTCTTCAGGCAAATTACATGGATCTTCATGAGTGATCAATTTAACCTTTCCAAAGGAGATACCCTCCATACTTTTTTGTAAAGCATAGAGAGCACCATCAATATTATTGGATGAAATGCAAAAAAGAGTTACATTTGGGAGACTAATTTTATTCATACTTAACTAAAACACCAGAAGTTTCGGGATTAATCACATACGTATACCTACGATAATCCTGCCAACAATCATTTCCTGTTTTAATATTACCAGACCTATCCATATAAGTCCACTCAGGAACGATAGAATCAACAGGTCTCCACCATCCATCAGAAGTATTCCAATCAAACCAATACATTGGAACAATGATATTTTTGAGTTCTGTTGACAACCAAACAGGCCAGAAAGAAAAAGTAGAGGAAGACATAATCACATTCTTTGCTGCGTGCAAAATACTATAATCAATAGATAGAGGTCCACCTTTCATTTGATACCAACCGATCTTATAGTCGGGTCCACCTGGTTCATTAGAAACTGCTGCACCAACAACTTCAACCCCAGGAATATGTTTCCGCGCAAGATCTGCATCGTCAGTTACAATCACAAATCGTATATCACTTTTCTTTTCTTTCATTCTCTCAATTGCCATTTGATAGTATTGGGGCGGTAAGAATGAAAATCCAGTGGAGTAATCTCCTCCACGAAAATGAATTACACAAATATCATCTGCAGAATAATCAGTAATGACTTTATCTTCATCAACTTTACACCACTCCCGAATATCATCACGTCGATCTTCAATATACAACATATTCTGGAATGTTCCATCCAGTTTAGTATTATCGTGGAGAAAGAAAAGTCCGTGGTCAATAGGATTCATATCATGCTGATGACGACCCTCTTTATAGTGACCTTCCTGACGTTCACGATACCAGTACTCAATACCTTCAGGTAGAGTGTCTGGAGGTCCGCCATCAGGTCCAGATCCACCCACAACATCCTTTCCCCAGAAGTAAGGCATCCAACCGTTTCCCTTCCACAGTTCTTTGCCTTTGATGCCGTACTCATATCCAAGTTTTTCCGCAATGATACGAGTCACAACAGATGCCCAAATCTGGTTACCAAGACCAGATCCAAGATACATTTCATTTACTAACATATTCTCCTTCTAAGGCTTTATTTACAATGTTATCAAAAAAAGTTGGAAGTGTCAATTGAATTAGATCCATTTCTTGCGCTTGAGCAAACAAATGATCATTATCTTTTAGAAGTTCTTCGGTTACTTCAGTATATTCATTTACAAATAGAACTGGATATCCTTCAAATAACTTCTTAAGATATGGATGAGTTTTCATCACAGGAACTCTTCGCATATAAAGAACTTCCCAATTTCTATGGCAATCAATAGCATTTCCAACAGGACAAATCATAAATTTGGATTGACTAAGATTGTATAGAAATACAGAATAAGGAACTCTTTCTTCATGAACTTCTACCCAAGACTTATTTTTAAAAATGTTCTTGATACCCACTCTTTGAGTATTTGTATTCTCACTATGACTCACATATAAAAGTCCTGGAGGATTCTTTGGTATGAATCTCATAGAACTCTTAATATCATCAATCCTACTATCACTTGGATTCATTGCCCTCTGCAAACCATAAGGAGCAGGTACAACTTTTCCACCATAGGCAATAGAATTTATAGCAGAAATGCACAATACATTTTCAGGAATAGCATCAAAAATGTGTTCGTCAGTTGGAGTGTCTTCAAGGTTAGTGAAGATGATAAATTTCATATCAGGAAAATTTGAGCACAACTTCAACAGGTCACTTCTTTCCATAAGACCTTCAACATAAGGTCGGTCAGTCTCTTTTACCTCTACAATATGTCTTTTATATAAACGAATATTATCAATAAACAGAGTCATATAATCTCTGCTTTTTTGAATTTCAAAAAGTTTTTCTACAAATTCAAGATTCATTAGATTAGCATCTTTCATAAAAGATGTAAAAATATTCCCCCATTGACCAGATTGATCACCGAAGGAATAATCACATAACTTTGAAAGTGCTACACCTTCAATCAATTCCATGGTTTAATAAATTCTGCGTATTTTTCTTGATTGTCAATGATGTAGTCTGGATATGAGTCATCAATGGGAATTGTTTTTATTTGAATAGACCTACCAAAAGGATCAATACCTTCGTCAATTTTTCTTTCCGCGTTTGCAGTATTAGTCTCTACGTTATTTTCAGTATGTTCATATGAAGCCAATTTCAATCTAAAATTATCTGCATCACCAAAGAAACTCCAATGCCAACCCGCTTGCTCAATCCTATAAGCATCTTTATGCATATTTCTCAAAAGATCTACAGAATAATTTGAAAGGGTTTTAAATGTAGAAATCCTTGTTCCCATCCAATCATCTTGATAAAGATAATTTAACTTGTAGTAAAACGCTTTCTGCAGACAAACATAATGATTGTTTGGATCAAACCAAGATAGATCTTTAAGAACTAAAGGATTAATAATTTCATCAGCATCACTGGTAAGAATAATATCATCACCATTAATTCCAAAATTTACTGATCCATAAATGCTACTATCTCTATTAAAGATGGCTCTTTGAAAACGAATTGGATACTCTCTATAAGGAGTTTCATTCAAATCATTTCCACCCATAGGAGTATGATACTTTTTCTTATCCATATAATCACTATAGTCATTGGGAATTTCTTCAGTGATATTATGAATAATCTTATGATGAAACTTAGAAAATCTTTCTTTGTTTTCCTGATAGTAAAGTGGTTTAGGATTTCCACTAACAGTCCAAGGAGACTCTGTAATTACAAAATAATCAACAACATCATTAAGTATATTAAGTCTAAGTTCAAGAAGATCTAACTCATTGAAAAAGATAAAAGAATCAAACACCCTCATTTTTATACTCCAGAATAAATTTACGTTGCTCCTCGTCGTTTTTCCAATTCTTAAGTTGAATATAATTTTCAAGTTCCATCACATAAACAGTGACCCCTTCAGTTTTCATTAACATCCCAGGATTTAAGTGCTCATCAAGGTATAAGTTCGTACAATAAAAATTGTTGAGATTAGAAGAGCATAATCCAGCAGCAACAGCAAAAGTACCAGTACCAGAAGAGGCAAGATTTTTTGCTCTCATAAGAGTTGCAAAATCCTCTCCTACTGATTTTGATTGTATGGTTACTTTTTCAATCTTTCTAAGTTCATCAACTATGGGATTATAGTTATCTGGTTCAGTGACTACGATTACTTTATCGTATTCCTCAATCAAATTTAAGTAATAACATAAAGGATTAGGAACATAATCATGTGGAGGATTGTGTTCATGCGCAAAAATATCTCCACTACGAATATGAATGACTAAAGTATCATCATCAAATGGGTTATCAATGCTAAATTTAAAGTTTGGAACTACATGTTGCTTTGCAACTTTTCCAATATTTTCATATAGAAAATCAATAGGAATATCAAAGTCTTTATTTTGTGTATTATAGTGAAAAAATCTACTTGGACGAAGCATTGTTTTGCCTTCGTGATTCAATATGACTTGTTCAATTAATTCATGGGGAGGACTAACAAATCCGTCTCCATGAATTTGAGAGTATAAAATTCCATTGCAGATTTGTTGAATATTATTTCCAAGTCTCCCATACCAATGAGAGACACTATTCACAATACTTCTCATATCAAATCCTGCTTAATGTAAAAGGCATCTCCCCAAGTACCGCCCATCCAATCAGTTTCAACTCTAACCATATTATATTCTTTAAGGAAATCATCAATGTCTTCAATAAGAGCATTATTTTCATAGACTTCAGTATTATTAACCTCAGTGTAAACACAATCAATAGTCTTGAGAGTATTTTTTGCTCCTTTTAGAACTTCAAGTTCATATCCTTGAGTGTCCATATTGAGAAAATTATAACTATGATTTTTCCCAATTACAGAATCCATTGTAACCATCTCAACAGTTTCTTTCCTATCAAAAATAATATTTGGATATTGTTCTAAAACATGTTTAGGATTTAGAATTGAACTACACAATCCATCATCATTACAAGTCATTTCTACAGTAGCACAACTACTCCCAAGTGCTTTATTGATAAGATTAATATTATCAAACCCAATAGAGTTGACAACATCGGTCAACTTTTGAAATGGTACTTTTTGTGGTTCAAACACAATCAAGTTTTCTACATTATTCTTCTTATAGGTTTCCATTTCTTGCCCGATGTGACCACCAACATGAATCACACCAGTAACGTTAATATTATACTTCCTAATCAAGGAATTAAAACTCAAAAGCATAAGTCAACTCCTAAAAATACATTCTGTTGATTCTTTAGAAATTCTTCCTTTTTGAGTAAAGAGTTTTACGATTTCAGGATCAACCACAGTAGGATCTACATACCAGTCTTCATATGGATTATTTTGGTTAGCAACATTTCTTACAACCAATTCATATCCATGAGATAGAAGGATTTCTATTGCCTCTTCACCAGCATCAGGACCATCCTTGTAAAGATCAGTCTCATAAGTAATCACAGAGAAGCGATATTCGTCCAAGGGAAGTGCTTTCAGTGCATTGAGAGTTTGCCAGGCAGGTTCAATATCAACTTGGAGATAATCAATTTGCTTTGGGTACTTATTCTCTTTAAAGAATTTTTTATAATCAAATTGAATTGCATCAGCACAAATGCACTTATTATCTCTAATAGAGTTGTATCCTTCAACCTTTGACTGATCAATTTCAAAAGAAACGCCTTTCCAATCAAACTCAGTTTCAAGAAGATAGGTGTTACTAATAATCACACCATGATCTCCACCAATCTCAACATAAGTTCCATTCTTCTTTCCATCAAGAATACTCAAGACAAACATATCTTGAAATGCTTGAGAATAATTATTTTTAATACTCTCAGCACCATTAAACTTATATCTAAGTTTTTCTAAATCTTCCTGAAAATATCGGTTGCAATCAGGGAAAGTGTAATCAGTCATTAGTTTTTCCAATAATCGTAAATGTCTTTAGTAACTTCATATTCCATAGTTTTAACTTTTCTGTTTGGTTGGTTCATTGCCCAAACAAACATACTTTCAATCAATTCTTCAAGATTAGTTTCATCTCTAAATTCTAACATACTTTTTGCTTTTGTGTGATCACAATATGCATGTTTTACTTCATGCCTTGGTTCACCATGCTCAATAGGAACTTCATACCCATATTTCTTACCAATCTTCTGTACAGTTTCAGCAACCTCATTTAAGGTAAAATGTTTATCGGCACCAATATTAAAAGTTTCCCCATCAAAATCCGTGAGGAGTTTATCAAATGGTTCCATATAATATTTGATATCAGAGAAAGCACGAGTCTGTTCTCCATCACCATAAACAAGAATTGGTTGTCCATTCAAAGTTTTACGTATGAAAATACCAATCACATTTCGATAACGATCCCAAATGTTTTGGTAAATTCCAAGAACATTGTGAGGACGAACAATATTATATCTAAGACCGAACTGCTCATGAGCCAATTTCAAATCACATTCTACAGCATACTTGGCAATGCCATATGGATCAATTGGTTGTGGACGTTTATCTTCAGTAAATGGAGGTTCTTGTTCACCATAAACTGCCATGCTAGATGTAAAAATCATCTTTGTATCGTGTTTAATACATTCGTTGATTAAATTTGCAGAGCAGATGAGATTGTTCCTATAATTATAGTTGCGAATAAAAGGAGATAATCCTTCAGCAGCATATGCGGCAAAATGGAGGAGAATATCTGGTTTATGTTCTTCAAATAACTCTACTACTTTCTTCCTCCTTTCAAGATCAAATTTTGCAAATATAAAATTTTCAGACTTTGGGAGAAATGCTTTATACCCACCGGAAAGGTCATCAATACCTATTACTTTATGACCGTTTGCTAAAAGATGTCGCGTGTAATTAGATCCAAGAAGACCTGCACATCCTGTCACAAATATCTTCATAGATAATCTCCTTTCATTGCCTCAAATACTTTAGCGATACCTTGATCAATTGTAGTTTTTGGAGTCCACCACTTCATCAAGTAGGTATCTGGTCTATTTCTCTTATCCATCTGAACACTGTCTTTCTGATCAGATGGTTGAACTTTTACGTCATACTTTCCAATCAAATTAAATTGTCCACAAATAATACTGGCGATATCAATAATTTTTGTAGATTTAAAACTTGTAATGTGAAGATTGTCTTCTGAAGTGAATTCGTTATAGTTTTCCATAATTGCTTCAAGTGCTTCGCAGCAATCTTCGGCGTAAAGAAACTCACGCTCTTCCTGACCGTCTGTGAGCATATCAATTACGCCAGTTTCAAATCCCTTACGAATAAAGTCTGTAATAACATGCGCTTTATCGTGGTCCTTTTCAATACCATATACATTCCAGAACTTAACAATAAGTCCATTTAGTGATTTGGCATAAAGTTCACCAACATTCTTAAGTACGCCATAAGGAGAGTAACTCATGTTACTCATTTGAGATGATGCAAATACAAACCTCTTATTATACTTTTTAAGAAGTCCAAATGCATTTGCCATCAAACGTGCATTATTATCAATGAATTGGAAAGTGTGTTGATACTTCTTGAGATAACGAGAACCACCAACATCAAAGGCAAGAAAGAAAACAAAATCTGCAGTTTCAATTGCATTCTCAAGATATTGATTTGGAATCACGGTCATATCATGATTTGGCGTTTCTACCTTATCAAAATTAATAACTACATGACCCTGCTTGCGAAGATACTCTGAAAGATAGGCACCAATCTGCCCACTGGATCCTAAAATTGTAATTTTCATAATCAAGCAGTTTGTTTTTTAGAAATTTGAGAGGAAATCCATTTGTATGTTTTTCCAATTCCTTCTTCAAGAGATTGTGAATAATCCCAACCAAGTTTTTCGCGAATGAGATCATTATTAGAATTACGACCACGAACTCCAAGAGGTCCATCAATATGATTTTTTTCTACAACTTTACCAGCAACTTTAGCGGCAGTATCTACAAGTTGATTGATGGTAACCATTTCTTCCGAACCAATATTAACAGGTCCTATAAAATCACTATCCATCATTCTGCGTGTTGCTTCGATGCATTCATCAATATACAGGAAGGAACGAGTCTGTAAACCATCTCCCCACACATCAATGGTTCCACCTGCCTCGGGAAGGTAGGCAACTTTGCGGCAGATTGCTGCTGGTGCCTTTTCTCTTCCTCCTTCCCAAGTTCCCTCTGGTCCAAAGATATTGTGATACCTAGCAACCCGAACAGGGATCCCATAATTACGATGATAAGCGAAAAACAACCGCTCTGAGAACAGTTTCTCCCAACCATATTCAGAATCTGGGTTAGCTGGGTATGCTGATTCTTCACGGCAATCGGGATTATCAGGATCTAGTTGATTGTGCTCTGGATACATACAAGCAGATCCAGAGTAGAAAATTTTGGTCTTATTGACTTCTTTAAAGTCGTTCAGTTGTCGTTGCGCTTCAAGGACATTGAGGTTGATGGTTGCGGAGTTATGCATAATGTCTGCATCATTATCCCCAGTGAAGACAAATCCTGCACCACCCATATCAGCAGCAAACTGATAGATTTCATTAAAGGTTTCAATGTACCTACTAGGAACAAAGTTATAAAAGTTACGATAAGGTCCTTTGTATTGGAGAGTTCTCTCTACAAAATTAAGATCTCTAAGATCTCCAATAACAAATTCGTGTGCTTCACTCTCAGAATACTCTGGAAGTTTAAGATCTACACCACGTACCCAATAACCTTCAGCACGTAGTCGTTTTACCATATGACTTCCAATAAAGCCACCAGCACCAAGAACAAGTGCTGTTTTTTTATAATCACTCATAGATTGATAAATTTCTCTTAGTATATATTATACAAAAAAAGGTGGGTTTATGCAACCCACCTCTGTAACTCAGGCTCGCCACTTGCCCTTTGACTGGAGGCAAGAAACCAGGCGGGAGAGAGTCCCATCCGCACCAATTGCTCTTTAAAGGAAGCAATAAACCTTAGAGGGTCCTTTTTGAGGCTCCACCACTTAGTTTTAAGAAACTAAGAAAAGTTGGGTTAACTTTGATATCTCGGTAATACCAAAGAATGCACATAAAAATAATACATCCCAAAGTTTAAGTTTAATAGCAAAGGGAACTGTGAGTAATCCCCCAATAACTTTTACCAATAAACCATATTTAAATTCTCCCCATAGCATAGTTTGATAACCAATCATGAGTAGAATATTTCCAATCCAACGAAGTAGATCAGATCTAGACATAAGGGGTTTTGCTCCCGACCAGGGCTAGTTTTAAGTCATACCGGGACTCATCGTTGAACCACCCGGACCATATTTTAAATTAGTGGTCATAACATATCTATCTATATCAATATTGCTTTTTTCTGTTTTATGGTTTAACCATCCAGGAAATATAAGAACATCATTAGTTTTCACAGGAACTTCAACCCATGGGTATTGATGCTTTTGTTTTTTAAAGTATACATCCTCTAGAACATCATTCCATCTATGATATTCTAGAGGATCCCTAACAAGGAGATTTCCACTACCTTCAGGACAAAACAAATAAGAACTTACAACCAAATCAACAAACTGATGTTTATGTTCAAGAGTTTCTCCACCTTTAGAGTGTCGATTAACCCAAGAATTTGATACTGTAATGGGTTGATATGCTAAACCAAATTCCTTAAGAATATAAGGAAGATTTGCATTTAAAAACTGAATGAACTTTTTATTCTCACCCCAAGTATGAGGTTGTCCATTTACATTATGGACAACTGTAGAAACAGCGTCCCCATATTCAAGTGGAACTTTTTCTTCTTGTTTTTTTGAATATTCAATAGTTTCATCGCATTTTGATTTTAAAGAATTTTCAAAATCAAAATTATAATGAAGTTTAACTATTAATTCTGGAAGAATTTTAATTCGTTCAATATGATTTAACATTAATTTAATATATTAAAGATTCAATTCTTACGCCACTTCAATTGTTTCAAGGTCAACAAGAACATATTCCATAAGCATTTCATAATCGTCCAAAGGATCACCAGAAAATACTACACCTTCGTTTTCATAGTATCGACGAACCTTTTTGTAGAGTTTGGGATTCTTTACATCAAGGTAGAAATCGCCGTTTGCTGCTCCACGTAGGGTTTGAACGTCTTTCTTGAATTTTGCTGTGAGAGTCATTGTTTTGAATGTTGACCTTAGTATTATAAGGGTTTGACTTGGAGAAGTCAAGACGGACAGTAGAGTTTCTGTCCTATGCTCCTTGCGTGGATTGAACACGCCTCAGGCGAATTATGAGTTCGCTGCATTCACCAGATTGCTAAAGGAGCAAAGTACGAGTGCCTGGATTCGAACCAGGTCAAAGCCGCTAATCTGGCGGAAAGGCGTTATAAGTGCCCTCTGACTACCAAGTCTCACTCGCTTGAACCAGGTCTATTGTAGAGGACCTGGAACTCTATGTCAAGAACCTTCTTCGTGATCTGTGTGGAGACGTATCAGTTCGTCATTCACACGAGGTTCTATCTCAAAGTTTATGGTTTCGTTGTATGGAACTATCACTGCGTTTCTTTCTCCATCAGTAATAATAAATGATTCACCATTTTCTACTCTTTGTATTAGATTGTCAAAATCTTCTTGAAACTCTTGAACTGTAAATTTTTGGAGATCTGAAAGTTCTGGATACATTTTCATAAAGTGAAATTTTATGATCGGAGTATTCGGATTTGAACCGAAATTATTCCTGCTCCCAAAGCAGGTGCCATGACCAAGTTAGGCGATACTCCGCTATTTGTCTTTGTGTATAAACATAATACCAGCAAATGGTACGATTGTCAACCCACATCCACAAAGAAAAAGAAAGAAAGGACTTGCTGCTAGTGTCTCAACAAGATGAAAAATCATCTTCCCCTCCAGTTCTTGTATTCATAATACATGTATTGGTCCACTTCGTCAAGTCCTTGTAAAGGAGCAGTAACATCCCAAGTGGACCATTCAATACAAAACTGTTTAATATGTATATCATTAGCAGCAGACCTTACTCCAAGCATTCTAGAAAATGCAGACATTGCAAAATTATATCTTTGCTTAATGCGCGGTTCCATTTCCCTTATAGTCTTCGGAATCATAGTACCCTCCTCGTGTTCCGAAATACAGTGTAGTCAGTACAAAAGGAATAGCAACAAAAATAAGTGCTTTACCTAACATGATGCCCTCCAAACATATAACGCATACCATTCAAGATTTTTGCTCCGAATGATCCAAGATTGCGTGAGTTAAATCTTTCAAATAGTGCTGCAGTAATAACAGGAGCGGGAACCCCCAGGTCCACAGCGGCAGAAACAGTCCAACGACCCTCACCGCTGTCGGATACGCCTCCAGAGAACTGTTTAAGGCTACCATCCCTGCGTAACACATCAGCAGTAAGATCGAGTAACCAACTACCAACCACGCTACCACGACGCCATAACTCAGCAACCTCAGCAACGTCAATATCATAGCAATATGATTCTGGATCTGCCATAGGGGCAACCTCTGCATCTCCTTCTCTGACATACTGGGCACCTGCATTAGCGTTCTTGATGATGTTAAATCCTTCTGCGTATGCCTGCATGATTCCATATTCAATACCATTGTGAACCATCTTTACAAAGTGTCCTGCACCTGGACCACCACAATGTAACCACCCAAACTCAGCAGAAGTTACATCCGAGTCAAATTGAGTCCTTGGGGCAGCGATTATTCCTGGAGCGAGGGCATCAAAAATCTTTGCACAAGTGGCGACTGCAGTATTTCCACCCCCAACCATAAGACAGTATCCACGATCCAAACCATAAACACCACCGCTAGTACCACAATCAATATATTGGATACCCAATTTTGCAAGACGTTCTGCTCTTTTTCTACTGTCTTTAAAATTGCTATTGCCATGATCAATAATAATATCACCTTCACTACAATATCGTAGTAACTCATTGATGGTCTCCTCTACAGTTTCTGCAGGTACAACCATCTGAAAGATTCCTGGTTGTGTTCCTCCATTAATTTTATGTTTAACTACTTTAACAAGATTTCCAATGTCAGTTGTAATACCATTAACAAATCCTTTTTCAAATGCTTCGTTTGCTTTTTCATAATTCCTTCTATACCCCCAAACTTCTATACCTGCTTTCATCATACGGCGAGACATACCTTCGCCCATTCTTCCCAAACCGATTAATCCTACTTTCATAAAACCTCTGGATATGCGTGTGTAAGTCCCCAATATATAAAAAACCCAATGGAGGAAAAAAGAAGAATTGCCGATACTATCGTTTTAATCATCTTCTTCATCCTCGTAAGTAGATGGTTCTTCAAAGAGTTCATCCATTTTTTGTTGATGAACTCTTTGGTTTAATTTTTGTAAATCTTCTTCTGTAATTGATGCCATTAGTTCAAAGTAATCTTGAGAAATGGGAGTAAAGGTGGAATAACCCCAACTAATCTTAAAAGTCCCTCAGCAAATAAAGCAAGAACCACCCAACCGACGCACATACTAATGATAGAAGCATTACGGTTGTGTCGTCGTATTGCTGCATCAATCATCTCCTGAACTTCAGAACGTGTAATGAATTCTTCTTGTTCGTGCATCATTTTTCATCGCCAAGAAATTTTGCAAGAGGATCTTTTCGGGTTTTTACGATTTCAACTGCTCTTTTGTAGAACATATTATCTGTGTTCCCAGAAGATTCAAAAGTTGCTTTGATCTTCACCCAATTATCGTAGGTGTGTTGATCCATCGGTTCGTCCCCGTGATACTACTATATAATAATCACAGGTATTTCACAGTCAACTTTTTGTGTTCATATCGTAACACTATTGAAGAAATTGTTAAATTTGTAACTTAACTTAAAACGGAAGCGGTAGGATTTGAACCCACGAACGCTATTAACGTTGGTTGTTTTCAAGACAACTGCCATAAACCACTCGGCCACGCTTCCAGTAGGAGATTTAGCGAATCTCAAAATCCAAACGACGAACTTTACGTTGTCTACGTGCTTCCTGCCAAGCAATATCTTGAGAGGTTAACACGTTTGTTTTTGAATTTTCTTTTAAAGAGTTTAGCATAACAATACGAGATAAGTCAAGTGCTGAAATCTTATCTCCACGAATTGTTGCCATATTTGGACATCCACAAGTAACTGTTTTTGATGGGTGTCCTGTTATTTCTTTATTGCAATCTTTGCATCTTATTGAAATCATTATTCTTCATCCTATTCATTGTAAGTGTGCTCTCAATTGCCAAACAAATTTACCGTGGGATTCCATTAAATCTTGAACTAAATTTGCTGTAGCATATGACTTTTGATTTTCAGACTCCTCTGAAATCTCTATCATCAATTCACAAAACTTGGTATTATTATCTAGAAGTTCTTGAAGCATTTCTTTTGCTCCAGTTGAACTTGCTGCTTCTTTAATCTGAGTTACCTCAAGCATTCTGGAGAGAGAACTGAGAGGTTTTACGTTCAAATAACGCATGTGTTCTGAGAGTCTGTCAATTTCTTCAAACATAGTCTCATATTGTCCACCAAAGAGTTGATGAAGTTGAGTAAAATCACTCCCCACAACATTCCAATGAAACGCCCAAGTTTTATGAAACAAAACAAAAAGTGATGACTGAGCATCACTTAAGAGTTTAAACAGTTTTTCCATTATACTCTTTTTGTAAGTATTTATCAAGTGGGCAATATCGGATTCGAACCAATGACCGTCTGCGTGTAAAGCAGCTGCGCTACCGCTGCGCCAATCGCCCAGGCTCCCCCGACAAGATTCGAACTTGTGACCTGGAAATTAACAGTTTCTCGCGCTACCGCTGCGCCACAGGGGAATGTTCTATTACTTAGAACTTACAAAATCATTAATCGTTTCTGCTTGCTTAAGAACATCTTGTAGAGTTGGAAACTCTGGATAATCCATCTTCACAGTATTTGCAGAATTTGCATTCCAATAACGAGCAGTATCCATTTCAATACTGAACTGGTCATTTAGCATATTATATGCTTGCTTAAAGATTTCGAAACGAAGTTCGTAAGGTGTCATAGTCATAATTCTATTTGTGTGTCTGTGTGTTTAAAGAACCCGAAGGTTCAGAGCGGGTAACCGGGTTCGAACCGGTGATTCCAACTTGGAAGGATGGCGTGTTACCGCTACACCATACCCGCTTATAAGACAATCATAAACTATTTAAGTTTGATTGTCAAGTGCTCCAGAGAAGATTTGAACTTCCACGCTTTTTAAGGCGGCGGATTCTAAGTCCGCTGTGTCTACCGTTCCACCACTAGAGCTTATCGTTTTTTATTTGAGAATGTGTCTGTTTGTGTATGACAATTAGGACACAACAATCTTAAATTTTCTGGACGATTATCGTATCTTTCGCCATTAATGTGATCGACTTGTAACCTTAGAGGTTTACCATTCCAAGTAGAAGAAATACCACATTCAGAACAAATATTACCTCGTTCTTCTACTAACAATCGGTATAAGATATCTCTTTTACAAGATTCTTTAGAAGAGTTGTAGTAATCAGAAAGAGAGTTCCATTTATTTTGACCCCCAAAACTACCAAGATGTTTGGTATTATCTGGTTTATAGTCAGGAATCCACTTTCTCCATCTAGATCTAAGTGTATCTATTTTACAATTCAATTCAAGACAGAGTTGAGTTGGAGATACACCAGACATAAGAGAGTTTACTATATAATCTTTCTTATCGTCAAGATCTTTTCTCATAATTGGTAGACGTGCTGTATTATTTATACATTAAATCTACCAATTCCGCCACAACGACTTGGTGGTAGGAGGGATCTCTATGTGCAGACAGAATCACCTTTTCCTTCATCTAGTCGCAACCAGCGAGAGGGATTGCACTTCCTACGTTTTGATGGAGTAAGCGTAATATACCTCATAAGGATATAACAGAGGCTTACCCTCTATCACTTTTATATATGGAGATAAACTCCAACAGGCAAGGAGGGACTCGAACCCCCAATCGACATCTTAGAAGGATGCTGCATTATCCATTATGCTACTTGCCCAAGAGACCTCCAGGTTTGTGCATCGTTGAGAGGCATAGGAGGGGAGAGACTTACACAAGGTTTGGACCCCTGTTGCTCATGAAACAATCATACCAGACTTAGATTTGATTGTCAAGTGATCTCTCAACCACCTTTTAATAATACACTGATTCAAAATCTTTGTCTACTTACTCAGTCCAGTTGTAGAACTGTCTAAGCATCCATCTACCCAAGGTGAGCAAAGTCTCATTTCCCCTCCAAGTTTCTTACACTCTTCAGTATAACACTTAGAAGTATCTAGAGCCTTCTCTATCAACCGCGGCAAAGGTACTCTAGGTGGATTTGAGTCTCTTGTCAAGCGTTCATATTCTGCAATCGCTCTATCCACATCTCTATGAACTCTCCTACCCACCACAGCAGGGTCCTGCAGCAGCACATCGTTGATTATGGTGCCTGGGAACAGAACCCTCTGTGCCTCGTCTAGGAGGTCCCAGAGGCGCTCCTGGGGCGCTCCAGTGCATTGGGAGAGAGATGCTACCATGACACCCAATACGACGCTTATAAGGACGATCTGCTTCTTGTCAGGTCTCTTCTTTCCGAAATTAAAATTAAACATAAAAAAAGAGGAGTAGCAACTGCCCTCCTCTATTTATTATTCAATTTTTCAGATCGTCATACACGCGAGTAACAAATCCTAGCAACACCTTGACCGGGTGAAGCAATAGTAGAGAATGCACCGTAAGACAAGTCAAGGTCTCTACCCGCGATATAAGGACCGCGATCATTTACACGCACAATTACCGACTTACCATTTGATTGATTGGTTACACGCAATCTAGTTCCAAAAGGAAGTGTTTTATGTGCTACTGATTTACCATGAGCATTGTATCTTTCGCCATTAGCAGTTGTCTGCCCGTGATATCCATCACCAATTCCATAATGTGATGCGAGGGAACATCCGCTCGCTGCCTTTGCTTGAAGGGGTGCTAGTCCTACAGTGGCAATAGCAATAATTGAAAGTGTTTTAAAAAGCATTAAAATTAATTGAATTCTACATCCGTATAGAAAGGGGGTACACCCTTTTCTCAAAGGGCACTTTCCACGGCTCTAAATCGAAATCAAAGTCTCATAACAAAAAACCCTGCTCATAACAGGGAGTTTTTACATAATAAGTTAATATTTAGGATTTGTCAACCTTCCGGTTCTAGAGAAACAATCTCAAGTTCATCACTTTCCGGTTCAATCCATTCATAAAACTCAGCAAGAATAGCACGAGCATCCTCTTTATCAACACTCATATCAGCAGCACGGTCAAGAGACCATGACCTAACATGAGCAACAATGTCTTCAGTCGTTGCGTTCATAATAGTCCTTTCGGAAGTACCTGTTGAGGATGTTGCTATTGTAGAACGCTGGTCCTCCACTGTCAAGGGACTCGGTGAGGACATTGTTGAAGAAGAGTTGTCGGGTCTCCTCAAAGTTTGTTTTGCCCTTTGTTTTATGTAATGATAAGATAGTTCGACTAAAATTTTCTCTGCCCAATTTGTCAATGTCTTCTTTAAGTTCCGGACAAGACCCATAATAGTTTTTCCAATCAGATTCAGATTTTACTTTTCTTTTTTTACCCTTTGGAGTACGAAACTGCCAAAGATATTTTCTTCCAATATATTTTTTACCATTAAGATTATTCTGGATAAGATAAACAAAACCAAAATTATCTTGAATATTAGAGGAAGTAAAAGGCACTCCATTATAAATCCAAGGATTTTCATAGTCAATATCTGTACTCATCTATTATGTCAAGAACTTCATTCAGATATTTATGGGCGAGTCCTTTCATATCCATTTCAGGTCTAATATGATCTTTATGAAGTTTATCTTTTAGTTTTAAAACTCGAACTTTCAATTCGTCCTTATTCAGTTGATTTTTAGGCATAAAAAAGAGGAGGCGTAACCTCCTCTATCTATGTGCGATTAGTCATTTGCACCCAACCATTCTTTACAATAGTCATAGTCACCAAACATAAACTCATCGCACTCTGCTGCCACTCTATATGCGTTCAGGATTTCCTGTTCGCACCATTCATCATAATTGGAATCCTGCGAAAGTATTTTTGGTAACATCTTGTTTGATTCCTCCTACAACGTAGGATTCTACTTCCGTTTCCTGCGGTGCCACCTGGAGACCTTTAGAGGAAATCCAATGCTGAGTCCAAGGAAGTGGATTATTGTTTGCTGAAATATCGTATTGGGGTTTTAGTCCAATTGCTTTAAGTCTTCTATTTGCCACCCATTCAACGTATTGCTGAAGAAGTTTATCATTCAGTCCAATCATGCTGCCATCTTTGAACAGATAATCTGCCCATTTCTTTTCTTCATTTACAGCACGATCAAACATTTTATAAGTCCACTCTTCTTCTTCCTTCATAATCTTTTGCATTTCTGGATCATCACCCTCTCTCCACTTATTCAGAATATTCTGAGTAAGTGCTAAGTGTTGATTTTCGTCTCTTGCGATAAGAGAGATGATCTTAGCGGATCCTTCCATAAGCTTAAGTTCACCAAAGGCGAAACTACAAGCAAAACTAACGTAGAAGCGAATACCTTCAAGAATGTTAACGTTGGCGACTGCTCGATAGAGTTTTCTTTTAACGTCATTGATTGTTTCCTTTGCGTATGATACTCCTTCAAGATTATGCATCCAAGCATCGGATACACCATACTGTTGTGCAGATTGAATGAAGTCATCATATGACTCTGTAACGCTCTTGGCACGTTCCAGAATGCGTTCATCACCAATGATTGTATCAAAGACCTCAGAAGGATCGGAATAAATGTTTTTGATAATATATGTGTATGAGCGACTATGGATCATCTCCATAAATCCCCATACTTCCATACATGCTTCCAGTTCAGGAAGTGAGCAGTATGGAATAAATGCCATACCAGGACCACGACCCTGAACAGAGTCAAGCATGATCTGATACTTCAAATTAGATGTATAGATGTGCTTCTGTTCTGGGCGAAGAGTTTGATAATCTCCACGATCCTTCTGGAGAGACACCTCTTCGGGTCTCCAGAAGTATCCAAGTTGCTGAGTAGTTAGTTTATCAAAAATTGGGTACTTGTATGAATCGTATCTCTGAACTCCAAGAGGTTTTCCAAAAAACATAGGTTGCTTTTTGGTATCTACTTTTTCGGTGTTAAAAACTGTCATTCCCTTAATATTTGTAGATTCTTCTGTTGAAGAAATTTTAAACTGCACAGGATTCACACTCTCCCTCCTCTACTGAACTTAACTCACTTAGCAAATCTTGAAGGTTTGGTTTCTCTTCTACTACCTCATCAGTCTTAATATCATAAGTGTTTTGATAATAAGAAGTTTTCCATCCCATCTTGTATGTAGTCAAAAAGTCATTTGCCATCACTGACACGGGAACTTCATTATCGGGATAATTTTCTGGATTATAAGACCAGTTCCCAGAAATCGCTTGGTCAAAGAATTTTTGCATCACAGCAACAATGTTAATATAACCACGATTGCTAGGCATATCCCAAAGAAGCGTATAATTGTTCTTGAGGGTATGATACTGCGGAACAATCTGTTTGAGTGGTCCCTTTTTACTCTTCTTAATGGACAAGAATCCACGTGGAGGTTCGATTCCATTGGTAGCATTTGACACAACGGAACTGCTCTCCGATGGCATCTGTGCGGACAATGTTGAGTGCCTGAGTCCATACTCCAGGATAGATGCTCTAAGAGTTTCCCAATCATGTTGCAGTTGGTTAGTAGTAATTTCGTCTACGTCTTTTTTATAAGTGTCAACTGGAAGAATGCCATCAGAATATTTTGTGCGACCGAAGTATTCGCAATATCCTTTTTCTTTAGCAAGTTGATTAGATGCTTTGAGAAGATAGTATTGGAAAGACTCTGAAAGACCATGTACAGCATCCCATGCTTCTTGAGAATCATAATTATATCCAAGTTTTGCCAAATAGTGAGCAAGACCAATAAACCCTATACCAAGAGAACGACGTGCCTTGGTGGCGATTTCTGCCGCCACTACGGGGTATTTCTGATAGTCAATCAACTCATCCAAACCACGAACTGAAAGGTCACAAAGTTCTTCAAGTTCCTCATCAGACTTTACTTTACCAACGTTAATAGCAGAGAGAATGCAGAGAGCAATCTCACCCATTGTATCGTCAATATGCTGAAGGGGGTCCGTAGGAAGAGTAATTTCCTGACAAAGATTTGACATGTTCACTTTATCCTTAAAGGAAGAGTGAGAATTGCAGTGATCAATATTCATAATATAAATGCGACCCGTTTCCGCACGTTCCTTAAGAAGACTAAGGATGAGTTCTTGCGCTTTAATAGTTTTTTTCTTAATGGACGGATCGTTTTCATATTGTGCGTAGAGAGCGTCAAACTCAGGGAGTCCAAAACTATCATAAAGCCCAGGTACATCATGAGGGGAGAAAAGCGTGATCTCACCATCCTGAATGAACCTCTCATAGAAGAGTTTGCTGATTTGAATGCTGTAATCAAGTTTACGAACACGATTATCCTCCGTACCCTTATTGTTTTTAAGAACAAGAATGTCTTCTATTTCTTGGTGCCAGATTGGGAAGTGAACTGTTGCACTTCCACCTCTAATGCCGTTTTGTGTACAGCATCGGACAGTTGCTTCAAACTTCTTGAGAAACGGTACAACGCCGGTATGCTGAACTTCACCACCTCTGATTTTGCTGTTGATGCCACGGATGCGACCTGCGTTGATACCGATGCCCGCCCTCTGTGCAACGTATCGGCCAATAGCCATATCAGAACTAAAGATACTATCGAGGGTGTCATCAACGTCAACAAGGACACAACTAGCAAATTGTCTAAGCGGAGTTCGCACTCCCGCCATGATTGGTGTGGGGATGTTGATTTTGTGCTTTGAGATTGCGTCATAATACCTCTTTACATAGGAGAGACGTGTTTCTTTTGGATACTCTGCAAAGATGGTCAGAGCAATCATCATGTACATAAACTGTGGTGTTTCATATACACCACCACCACTTCTATCTTGCACAAGGTACTTATCAACTACTTGTCGTAGACCTGCATAGGTAAAGAGATAGTCGCGATCATGATCAATAAAATTATCAGCACGTACAATCTCTTCTTGAGAGTACTTGTTAAAGATATCATTATCATATACTTCATGATTAACACACTGATAAATGTGTTGTTCTAGGGTGGGAAGTTCTTTCATTTTCCCATAAAGTTGCTTGCGAACTGTAAAGAGAAGCAAGCGAGCAGCAACATACTGATAATTTGGATGGTCCAAATCAATCAGATCGCTGGCAGAACGAATCAAAATTTCTTGAATCTCTTCTGTCGTAATTCCATCATAAAATTGAATACCAGAAGTCATTTCAACTTGACTCGCAGAGACGCCTGCAAGACCCTTACATGCCTCTTCGACCATTAAATGCATCTTATCTAAGTCAAGAGACTCAATTCGACCATCACGTTTTTTAACCTTTGTACCGTTGCTCATATTTTCTTCCAGGTAGTAAATTTAAGTTTTGCTTCTAATCCAGAGTAAGTATTTAATTTTATCACAGACTGAACATCAAGTCCAGATAAAACCATATCATTAATATCCTTTTCTTTTATTGTTGAAGGCCAGATGACAACTTTCTGTCCATCTTCGATAACTCGGGAAATTCTTGATAGGATTTCTGAATTACGTGGTTCGTTATCGTATATCCAAACACAATCACGAATATCCCACTTAGTAACATCACCATCAGCTCCACACAAAGCAATTGCGTTGCGAATGAAGGTTGAATCGAACGGACCTTCGGTGATGTAGACAGTTTCACTTTTTTGGACTTTATCAAGACCATAGATTTTTGGTGCGTCATCGTCAAGCATTATAGTGATGTATTTGACCTTGCTGGGACCAAGTGCTCTTCCCTGAAATCCGACTAGATTATTTTGATAAAACAAAGGAATAATAATCCTTTGTTCATCTTTATCTGTGCTGTCGAATGTTTGGCGAAGAGAGTTAGTCCACTCCTTAAATTTTTCGGCGTAATAATAGTTATCTGGATTTATTTTTCTATTTTCCAAATACTTTTTTGCGTCAGGGTTTGTAGATGCTTTTGGTAGATTTAATTTTGGGTTGAACTTAGGTGCTTCAAACTTAAATACAGGTTCATCTACAGTGAAATTTTTCCCCGTGTGTCCCTCTTTAAACTTCTCAAAAGTATATTGTTTATACACAGAAGTATCAATCTGCTTCAAAAAATTATTGAAAGATATATTAATTCCACAATTATGACATTTGAAATTTGTATTATTTTTTACTTGGTAAAGATATCCTCTTGCCTTATTTTTATTCTTTTGAGAATCTCCGCAAATAGGGCAACGAAAATTATAAAGATTATGCTTTACCTTTTTAAATTTTTGAAATCTTACAGAAATCAAATTGATGTATTTAACATCAACAAAATCCATGACAATACACTGAGGGGGGAGTCTACTTATTATACCAGGTTACTGGGTCTTGTCAACGCATAAAACGGTTATAAGTGCGGTCCATTTTATAACCGAATTTGTTATTTTTTGGAGGGAATAGATTGTTGTCTTATTTTTAGTTTTCATTGGCACTCTATGCCAACACTTAATTATTTATTTTTTACTTGAACTTGCTGAGCATCTGGAGTCAAAATATCTACAACCATATGGGATTGAGACATTGCAAAAGAAATAACTGCGAATACTCCAAGAATGATCCATCTATATTTTGCAAATTCTTCTAACTTATTTTCTACCTTTTCTATTCTTACAATTACTGCCTCATGGGAAGTTTTATTTTCGTATTTTAATTCTTCTATCAATTTACTGATATTGTCATCCGATTTGTGGCATTGTTCGATCTTTTCTTCATGGACTGCAAGCATTTTGCTGATATTTTGACTCGTCTTTCCCATTATCTGGATTGCTTCATCAATTTTTTTTATCATTAATTCATAAGAAGAAAGTCTTTCTTCTAAAACAGCGATTTTAGTATCTGTGGAGGTATTTTGATTGAACATTTTTTTGAGGTTATTAGTTTCATACTACTTTTTACATGAAACAAATACCTCAAGTAGTATTAATATTATTTATTTTTTAAATAATCTAACCATTTTTTACGAGACCCAGGACCACCTTTAGCATAAGTTTTGGCAAATGTTCTTGCTAAAAGAAACATTTTTGGACTTCTGCCTGCGGTTGGTCCTTGATCATCGGCATCTGAACTAAATCCAGGTTTGCCGGGAGAGCTTTGAGTCGTCATCATTTCTTCTTTCAAATTTATATAATTGCGAAATGCTTCAACGACTTTATCAATTTTCTTCTTTTCCATTGTAGATTTTATAGAGTTCAGAAAGACAATAGATATCAACTTGAATATCATGTATATAACATTTTGGATATTCAGGCAATTTTCCAAGGAAGATTATAAAAGTCTTCATCGCAGACCACAACTCTTTTTCAATCTTATAAAAAAGCATTGGAGTTGTTGCCTCCCCAAAAATATTATAAAGAATAATAAAATGATTAAGAAGTAGATGAGTTTTTAACTGACCAGTATTCTTATATCGTTTCAATAATCTTTTAATATACTTAAAATGATTTAGATCTTTTTCAAAATCTTCCTTAGTTACTGCCTGAGGATTTTCATAATACTTAATTGCGAACAAAAGGAAATTATCCTCATTCAACTCATTAAAAATCATATATTATCCATCAAGGAAGGAAGATTGCGTCGTCGTTAGCATCAGATGTAGTGTTGATACCACCAGCAACCAGAACCTCATGCTTAACTCTTAGATTGCCTTCAGCATCAATGTAAGTAGCTCCAACTGCAACCCATCCACTGTGAGTAACTGCATATGCGGTTGTTGAGGCAACGCTAACTTCATTTGCATCAACACCATAAACCAAAGATGGATTAGTGCTACCTCTATAGGTATTTCCAACTCCAAGAGCATACTTTGGTTGTTCGTTAATGTTATAAACTGCACTAGAAATAGCAGCGCCACTTAAGAACTGAGTTGATGCAATTGATAGAGTTGCACTGCTGACTCCAACAATTACAGCTTCGCCAAAAGTAGACCCAGCACCAATTTGAATTACGTCACCAACGGCAACACCATTGGTATCAAAAGTAGTTCCAGTTCCAGTAACAACAAGGGTGTTGTAATTTACTGCAACTGTACCAGCAGAATAAACAGAATCGTTATTACCCCAGAGTGCCATTCTCTTTACCTTAAAAAGTTATTTGCTAAAAATTATTTATAAAAAAAGGAGACCCTACTTTCGGTCTCCTTTACTGTTTAGAATAGTCTAAACTAAAAAATTAATCACTTACAATCTCTAAGAAGTGCAGTTCTTACCGTTGAGGCAACTACATTGTCAATATCATTGTCAGTAGTATTCACATAACGATCAAGAAGTTCACAAACAAGTCTCTTTGTATGACAAGAATTCATTGCCGCTAAAAGAAGTGGTTTTACAACTTCTACTAATACTCCCATAATGACCTCCTATAAAAAATATCCTTCTCTATTTAGGAATTCAAGCTGTAATACCAGTATCTACGCCTTTAGGAGCAGATCTCAGTGCTTGAAGTTTTCTTTGAAGAATTTGAACTTCCTGCTGCTTTTGTCTATCTTTTTGCTGTGCTACCTTTTTTTGCATAACATTTTGATGACCAGACTGCTGCTGCGTTTTTGGTTGAATTTCCATTGCCTGCTCAGCAATTTTCTTTGCCATCTTGGTAGCAGTAGCATACATAACTTCTTTACCACGACCAGGGTATCTCTTTTCAAAATCTGATGATTTATCTTTCATCGACTTTACAATTCTTTCTTTTTGTTTAGTCTCGGCAGCAGTTAAAGTTTTTTCATCAAGTTCAAATTCTTCAGACTTTAGAAGATCATCTAATGAAGGTGCTCCAGGTTTTTTTGGATTTGGTTCTTTTGATTTCTTCTTACTAGACGATCTAGTTCTTGATTTCTTTGCACTCTTTGCAGTTTCTTGTTTTTCTTTTTCCTTCTGATATGCCTCTTCTCCACTTGATGATGGTTTGAAACTACCAAATCCTTTAGTTGATACTGTTCTTGTTCTTGTTCTTGTTCTTACTGTTGGTTCTGGTTTTGGTTTTGGTTTATCTGATGCGGGTTGCCCTACTCTTGGATTTTCAGAAGTTCCTGCGGGTGCTTTTGATTCTGGTTTTGGTTTTGGTGGAGTCACATCTCTAACAGAAACTCTTTGAACTGGTTCTTCTTTTTTACGTTCTCCTGCAACTTCTACTCTTTTACCACTACCAATACCACTACGTAGATTTGCAGACCTTACTCCTACTTTTGAATGCACAGCACTTGGATTTTCCTTTCCTTTTCCTTTTGATCCTCTTTCATACCCGGCACCAAATTCTCTTTTTGTTGCCTTTGCTCCTCTTGCAACAAGTCCAGTAGTATATCCTGCGCCACGAACCACTCTCTTTAGTCCACTTTTAAGTGCAGATCCTATTCTTCCAAGCAATCCGGGTCTTGAAGAACCAGAACCTGATGAAGATTCAGATTCACCATGTCTCTCTCTCTTATATCCAGCACCTAATTTTTTACTTACTGATTTAACTATAGATTTTACTTTTTCTAATTTATCATTTTTTATTTTAGTGTCATGTCCTAAAGTAACTTTTGCTTCGATTAAAATCGCAGATGAAATTTCTAAAGATTCTAATAAAGTATTTTCTACATCTTGAAGATCATATCCTTCTTCAAGGCACTCATAAAAAACTTCTTCTACTACTTCTTCAATTAATTGGTCAGATAGCAAGAAAATTTCAGATTCGGATAGATCACCAAAAACTCCTTCAAAGTCTTCGATTTCAGACATTTCAAGAAGAATTCCTCCAAGTTGATCAACTCTTTCACCAAGATTAAGTTTTGGATTTATATCAATTTTATTATTAATTTGCTTTTCAGTAATTTTTACATCTTTACTCCTATCTTTTGAGATTTTATCAACAACCTCAATTAGATCTTCTCTCCAGTTTGAATAACCTTCTTTTGCGATTACTTTTGAGCGAACTTTTCTACGATTCTTTAAGTAAGCATCAGACTTATCAACATCACCATCGTTATCGATGTCATCATCTTCTTTACCTACAGGATCCAATGCCTCTTTTTGAGTAGCAATTGCATTACCAATTGCTTTTCTACGTTTACGAAGATACTTGTCAGACTTATCATGATCACCATCATTGTCAATATCAGCGTCCTCTTTTCCAACAGGATCTAATGCTTCACCAACAATTTGGTCCAGATAAATTCTGGATATATCTTTTACGTGATTATTAGTCATCTTAACGAGTGCTTGCTTTTTTTGCCTTATATTTATTTATAAAATTGACTCCATATGCTTTACCACCTTTTTGAAGGTATTGACTATTTGTTCCAATTACACCTGGTGTCATTTTTGCATAATGTTTAAATGCACCTAAAGTTCCAACAAGAGTATTGGGATGAATTTTGTCTCTCATCGGCGAATCCATTTTAACTTCAGTATATTCCATTAAATCTTTGATCCAAGACTTAAACATATAACCTTCTTTAGTAACACAAATTAAATAATTAGTCCCTCTACGTATGACTTCTCCAACCAATCCAGTATTCAAATTTTCTACAATATTTCCAACATTGAATATTTTTCCAGAAATATAATTCTCACGAAGATTTTGAACATCAAGTTTTGGAGCTATTTCCCAAAGGTTATAATTTTCTTTTTGGGTTTTTGTTTTTTTAATTTTCATTCCCTGTCTTACTTGATCAAACAGAGATTGAGTTTCAGCGTTACTGAGAGTTTTAGGAGTTCCTCTTCTAAAAGTTGAGAAATCATTATCAATTACCGCTTTTCTCATTTTTGAAGAAGACACTCCCATTGCCCCTTCAGCTTCAGTATCCTTAACTCCCGAAGATACAACACGAATCAAGTCAAAATTATATAATTCTTTGTTATATCTTTGAGATAAATTTTCAAACTCACCATGACGATCAGATCCACAAACAATATTTACAGTTCCATACCCATCCTCAGAAGCAGTAATTAATACATCAAAAATACTTTCCATATCAGGGTCATCAATTATATTATCAGAATAATCAGGGAACATCATTCTCATGTATTGAATTTTAACTTCAGGATTCAATGGATTTTTCTTTGGATCTTGAGTTCTTGATGGATATATTTTTAAGTCGCCGCCAACAGAAACTTTTTTGGCAATATTAAATGTTTTATCATGTCCAATTGTAGGCGGATTAAACCTTCCCAATACAATTGTGAGAGTTGGTTTTTCCTCTGGTTCTTGCTCTTCTGGAGATGCTTGTGGTGGAAGGGGGCGTGAAACTGGAGCGACTGCTTGTTGTCCCTGTGGCATTGATGCTGGACCAGTTGCTTGTTTTGCACCTTTTTCTTCTGGAGCGGACTTTTGCCTACCATCAAGAAACTTTAACTTCCCACCTTCAGTTCTTGCTACTTGTTTTCCACCACGATCCAACCATCCTCCGTGACCATCACCAACCAGACCAAGTTTTTTCGCTTGCAATGATGCCTGCGATTCTCTTGCTTCAGACAAAAATTGGAAGAAACGTTTCATACTATTTTTTTATATACTTATATTTATTTTTTATCAATCTTTTGTATTTATGGAGATAATCGGGTTCGAACCGATGAAACCTCCTGCGTGCAAAGCAGGCGCTCTACCAACTGAGCTATATCCCCTTCCTAAAATATAAAAAAAGAGGGTAATTAAACCCTCTTTAATTTTTATGTTTTCAATCAGCGAAGACCATACTTCTTGAAATCTGCCTTTGCATCATCTCTTGCTCTAAGTTCTTGGTTCTTTCTATATTCACTTCCAGATCCTCCGGCTCTATTTAATCTTGCCTGTCTTGTTGAATACTTACGCTCAACTTCAGTATCCATTTTGTCGGCAACGGCACGTAGAACATCTCCTCTATCACCACCAAGTCTTCTTGCTTGCTTTTCGATTTTTGCACGATTCATTTTCTTGAATCCTTCAAAAACAATTTCATCTCTCCACTCTTCACTCATATTCGTCATGATTACTTCTGCATTTTCAACAGTGTCCGCATAACCTTCATCAAGAAGATGCTCAAGAACAACATCATAAAGATCAACGATTTCAGTTTCTTCAACTAGATAGGACTCAACAACATCTTGAACATCAGACTCCGAAAGTGATTCAAGAACATAAAGTGCGTTTTCATAAGAATCAACATAACCCTCATGAATCATTTCTTCAAAGATTGTGTTTAGAATCTGATTGAAGATTTCCTCACTGACACCGATTTTCTTTCTGAATTTTTCTAGAGCATTTTGTTTGCCAGTATGTGCTCTTTGTGTTGCTAACTGACCAACTCTCTCTCCTGCAAATCTAATTCCTCTTGCAGATGAACCAGCAGATGCTTTTTGTAATTTTGCTTTTGAGGCCGCTCTTCTATCAGACTCCTTTGCAGGAGGAAGTGCTGCTCTTGCAGAAGATCCAGGAAGTGCTCTACCAGTTGAAGAAGGTCCAGTATCACTTTTACCTGCATTCCTATAAGGAGCAGGAGATCTTGGACCTTTTGGTGCTGGTGTTGGACCTTGTTGAGGTTTAAATGTTCTGTTTACATTCTGTCCACCAGATCTCCATGATGGTTTTGATTCATCACTTTTTGCTGCTGGTGTTGGACCTTGTTGAGGTTTAAATGTTCTATTTACATTCTGTCCACCAGGTCTCCATGATGGTTTTCTTTCAAATTCAGAAGTATCTTTACTTCTTTCAGCAGAAGCTTGGCGTCTTGCTGCTCTTCTCATTTGACGACCAGTTGTTCTTTCTTGTGCCTCTCTTCCTGCTTCTCCACTCAATTCTTTTTTAGCAGCAGATGCACCTGCTTTTGCGGAACGACCTAGTTTACCCAAAAATCCTTTTACATTTTGTACTGCGGATTTTACTTTTGCACTTGCTTGACCAACTCTAGCAGATGCTGAAGTTCCTCCAGTAGAACGTGCAGGAGCCGCTAGTCTCTCACCAGTACGCTGAGCTGCCTGAGCAATTCTACCAATTCTTACTTGTCTTTGTCTTTCTGCAGATCTTGCTACTCTGCTTGGTCTTTCTGAACTTCTAGTAACTGTTGCAGAACCAGATGGTCTATCATCAGAAGAAGTTACTCTTGCTTCAGATAGAACATAATCCAAAGAATCAAAACACTCATTGATATCAATATCTCCAGATGCAAAAATATCTTCCATTACCTGATCAAGTTCATTATCACTTAGATCATCAACGAAAGAAAGATCTTCCTGAATTGAAGAAGATTCTAATTCATCTCTTAGATCTTCATCATAAACAGCAGCGTATGCTTCATAAAGAGATACAATGTCTTTGGAATTCATTTTGTTGTACTTATACTACTCTATGGATATTTATAATATTAATGTGTTATCTACTATAGTGAGATCTTTCAGGAGTGCTATATCCTTGTCCTTTATTTCTTGTAGGAACACTTCCACCTCCTTGAGATCTGGATCTTGTATCGCCGTATCTTCCAGAAGTTCTAACATCTGAAGGTTGATTGCCCGAATCTATATCACGCAGACTACCTACACTTCCTCTAACATCTCTTGGTTTTGAGGCATATCCTCTTACTTTAGTATTAGTTCTTCCTGCATCTTTATTTTCTGGTCCTTTGCCCATTTCTTTTGCAAGAGTCCCTGCTTTTTTTATACCTGCAGTAATTTTAGCGAATCTAACTCTTAAATCTTGTTTTTGCTGATCGCTCAATCTTGGATTATCTAATTGTCTACGAATATTAGATTGACGTTCACTTGCAGTTGAAAAAGGACTTTTTTTACTTCCTCTAAGGGTGTCTTGGTAAAATTCTGCTTCAGAAATAAACTCTAAAAAAGTTTTCATTACTTTTAATCTTTTTTAGATATTTATAAAAAAACCTCCCAGAGGAGGTTTGAATAAAAGGTTAAGAGTAGAACCAAATTATTATCTAATTGGTATTAAGTCAAATAGATCAGATTGAAGATTAGAGTATTTTCTAATTATTTCTCCTGCCTTTGCATTTGCTTCGTTTTCACTGACACTTCCAGCATTTCCATTCAATCTTTTGCCTTCACTTTGCTGCTTATGATGAATATATTCGTGAGCAACGGTTCTCAAAATATCTATTGGATGACGATTAACAATACTAATAACAATTTTATCCGGATACATCAATCCAAATGTTTTATTATTTTTAGAAAAATCTACATCATCTACAAGAATAATTGGAATATCGTAAGCAAATTTAAGTTCTCTCTTTAGAAAAATTAAAAACTTTTTAAGAATTGATTCGAATTGAGATCTTGTAGTTGGTCTTCCTCTTCTTTTTCCAATTAAAGACATTTTTGCTTTTATTTATTCTTCACCAAGAACTTTATCAATATTATCATCAAGTTGTTGAATTACTTTGCGAATATCAGAAACGCGAGGAGGAACACTAAACTCATCATAGGTATATCCTTTCTGAGCATCAAACAAAACTTGACGAACTGCCGCTGCTGTGCGAGCATCAATTTTAATTGTTACTTGCTTTTCTTTAGTCACAGGTCTCCCTCCACACGATTTTCAGAACGATAAACATCAAAAGAACCTTCAGGATAACGAGCACTCAGTTTCTCATAATTCATCTGAAGAACTTCTTCAAAGTTAGTATCAAGTGCCATACATGCTTGAGCAAGATACCAACACAAATCACCAAGTTCACGCTTCATATGAAAGACATTTTCTTCATTATAAGGTTTACCTTGAAGAAAAATCTTTTTTACAACTTCAGTAAACTCACCTGCTTCTGCACTCATACCAAAAGCAGCGGTCAAAAGACGAGGAACATCAGCCTCATGAGTTGCTTCAAGTTCAGTCATGCGAGCAAGTAGTTGCGCATAATCGGTGCTTGCAGGACTTGTAGTTTGACGAACGAATTCAATGTATTTTTTTGTATCAATAACTTTATTTTCAGTCATAACATTTTTAAAATCTTTGTTTTTTAATTAAAATTAAATTTGCATTTAAAGTCAAATATTTTCGTATATCCAACAATCATATTCAACTTTTATATTTTTTAATCCACTTTCCAAAACTGCTTGCTTTACTGGATCATGATAGTAATCATGTCCAGCTAAAATTCCGCCATCCTTCACTTTAGGATACCAGTGAAATATATCATTTTTTACATCTTCATACTCATGAGATGCGTCAATAAAAACAAAATCTAAACTTTTATCATCAAAAGTATTTGCAGCACATATTGAAGACATTTTTAACAAAGTATAATAACTTTCGACGGGTAACATGTTTGATTTAAATGTTTCATACAGATTGGAAATATTAGGATCATTTTTATGTTCAATACTTCCATTAAAATGATCTACGCAAAAAAATTCAATATCTTTTTGTGAATTTGCTATTTCAACACACATATAAGAGGATGATTTTCCTTTCCAAGATCCAACTTCAACAAATTTACTTCCAGAAGAAAACTTGTTAACTATTTGAGAATAAAGTTCTGGATAAGTAAACCAATCTTCACCAAATTGTGGTTGTTGATAAATGTGATTCATTAAAATTTAAATCCTTCAAATGATTTTTTAGGTTTGTTTTGTTCATGATAATCATACTCCTCTTCCTTTCCATTGTCAAGAATATCTTGTTGAGCAGATTGTTCACAGTCATAGAGACGCATTTTAGCCCTATCAATACCAACAACAAAACGTTTATGAATAGTTGGGTCATTATAACGATTCTTGAGCTGCTTGACCAAGATTTGTCCAAGACCTTCAAGTTCTTCTGTAGAAATTAGTGCAAACATTAAATCAGCAGTTGCAGGAAGACCGAAAGACTCTGAAGTATCAGTCAGTTCTACATCAGAAGAACCATAACCACTACGAGTAGTCTGTGTGGCACTCACGATAGGAACATTAAACTCCACGGCAAGACCACGAAGTTCTTCTGCAATTGATTTAACCAATGTATAAGAATTAACATTACTACCTCCCTTGAACCTAGAAGAAGAACAGATATTCAGATAATCAATAAAGATAATATCTGGATGAAATGACTTCTTCAATGCAAGTTCATTTAGAAGAGACTTGAAGTGCCCAGAGTGTGCAGATGCAGTTGGATACTCTTTAATAATCAAAGTACCTTGAGTTTTCTTTGCAAGACTCGTAACTTTATTCTCAAACATTTGCTTTGGAAGATTTGTAATATCCTGAATAGGGACATTCAAGAGGTTTGCATCAATTCTTTCAGCAATGCGTTCTTCTGCCATTTCCAACGTAATGTACAGAACGTTTCGTCCTTGGAGCAAGACGGAGCTAGCCACATGGCACATGAATAGAGATTTCCCGACACCCGTACCAGCAAGAGCGATATTAAGAGTTTTGTTAGGGAGACCACCTTTCGTGATTTTGTTAAAGTACTCAAGATCAAATTCAATTTTATCCTCCTTTTTGTGATATGATTCGTATCTTTGTTCGTAATCCTCAAGATAATCATGACCGACATGATTATCAAAACTTACGGCAAGAGCACCAGAAAGAATAGAGGGAATGCTGTCGCGATTCTTCTTTTCATCATTTCCATCAGCAATATGAATAGACTCCATAAGTGCCAAATAAATGGCACGATCCCGACACCATTTTTCAGTAGTGTTAATTAACCAATTAAATTCGGCAGAGACATCTTCAAGGCAGGAAATAATTTGAGCAATCTCTTTAAAAGACTGCTCGTTAATATCTGTTCTCTTTTCTACTTCAATACAGAGAACTTCTTTTGTTGCCGGTTGATTATACTCTTGAACGAAAGAAAGTATTTCTTCAAATACAATTTTTTGATTTTGATCTTCGAAGTATTCAGATTTGATAAAGGGTATTACCTTTCGAATATATTTCTCATTATGTAAAAGGTTTCTAAGGATTAGAAACTCAACTTTCTCCATAACTAAATTCCTTTTGTGCGATTTGATCCAACTGTTGCATTACTTCTTCTGTAAAATATACCTCAGGTTCTTTTAGAATCTGCTTGGCATAAATCTTCTTACCATCAATCTCATAGCGACCTGCTACATTCTTCCAGAGTCCACCAATCTCACCAAGTTCCAGAAGACCATAGTAACGATCAAGACCGCGCTCATCATAATACAGACGGACTTCAACATCTTTGTTCTCTTTACTCAAACGCGATTTAGCAGTCTTAGCCTTGATAATATTTCCGACCACTTCCGTTCCATCCTTTTCTTTCTTTTTGCTGAGATAAATGATTGAAGACGCTGCGTACTTGAGTCCGCTACCTCCACCCATTTCCTTAGTTGGTACATAAGCTCCGATAACATCATAGGTGTGATTGGTTACTATCATTGGAATATTTGCTTGACCAAGTTTTAAGGTAAGCATACGGAATGCACCTTTGATCAATTGTGATTTGGTCATATCACGAACTTCTTTGTCATTTAGAGCATCATTTATCTCCTTACTCGTAGAAAGCATCCCCAAAGAGTCTAGCACAAACATGCAAGGATTGCGTTCTCCTTCAGGTTTTTTCATATACAGGTCTACTGCCTTGAGCGCCTTTCCACGAAACTCTTCTACGGTGACAACATTAACCACGACAAGACGTGATGTGTCAATGCCGCGTGATTCCAAGAGTGATTTTGTAATGGCAGCTTCAGTATCAAAGTAGAGGCAATAACCATTGGGATTATTATTGAGAAAATTCTTAACAACGGCGAGGCTGAAGAAAGTTTTTCCAGTACTAGACTCTCCAGCAATAGCAGTAATTTTATTCCCAGATACCCCGCCAAATATACTACCTGAAACCAGTGCATTAAAAATGTACGAACCTGTGTCAACATAAGTCTCAGTCTCATCAATATCGGAAGCAAGTTGCGTATACTCACCACCAATTTCTTTTACAATATCTTTAAGAAAGTCCATATTAACCAATGTCAATTTTCCAGTTTTTTACGTCAGTATCACCTTGTCTAGTGATAGTAAGAGATGTTTCATCATCGAAGGCATCCAGAACACCAACACCCTGATTTTCATAAAGTGATTTTTCAAAATAGTACAAACTGTCATCACTTCTCTGAATAGAAAACCAAG